GCAAATCAATATGCTGAAAACGGGAGGACAGATCGTCCTCCCGTTTTTGCTGGGCTGCCTTGTCCAAAGAAACCCGGCCTTTCCGGATCGGACTTCTTTTGATTCGATGTGAGTAGATTCGATGGGAGTAGAATAGCCCAAAACCGTAAGGGGGATAAATATGCATACCAACGGAGGAGAGACAGGTTAACGGTTCTTCTTTCTTGCTTCTTCGCGCTTCCGGGCGGCTTCCTGACGGAATTTTTCTGCCCTTTCATATAGTCCGGAGTTTTCATCATAGAGTTTTCGGCGGCGTTCTTCCAGCGCGGTTTTGGAAGCGTCGATCCGCTGAAATTCCTTTTGAACAGCGGAATATCTCGCATCGGTTTTGGATTTTTCGGCAATATACGCATCAACGTCGCCTGATGCTGCGCAGATGCTCTCAAGGGTTTCGGGGCGTTCCGTATTACGATTTTCTTCTGACAAATTGCAGCGGCGTTTAGTAAGCGCAGAGGAAGGATTTCTTTTCTCGCTTTGTTTAAAGAACGCTGTGTTGGCTTCCATGTCGGCCAAAAAAGACGCTTCTTCCGGGGAACACCCAACGGATCGATACCACGAGGCGTTGACCGTCCGATCCAATACGTCGAGAAGAAATTCTTTGAAACTCAAATCGAACACTTCCTTTCTGCCATATATGCCAAGCAGACGGCCAAATTGCAACCATTTCAATAAATAAATTTTATCACTCTTTTCGACAAAGCTCAAGTACAGGCGGCAGAAATGCGCGGCAATATGCAAAAAGCTCCCGCCCTTAAGGGCAGGAGCTTTCTGGCAGCGGGAGAAGGATTCGAACCCTCACATACGGAGTCAGAGTACGATGATGAATACGCTAAAAACTGTTGAAAATCAGTGCTTTTGCTGGTTGTCAATTATTTTTTCATGTAGTTTTTATTGCTGAGTCCATTAAGTCACGCGCGGACATGGCATCTTCGACAGTTGCGTCAGTATATACGTTTGCTGTCACAGAAATGTCGCTGTGGCCCATGATCGCCTTTGCTATATTGATTGGCACCCCAGCGCGCTGCAGATCTGTACCGTAGGTATGCCGCAGACAATACAGAACAAGATCGGGAGCAATTTTGTGACCATTCTTCGGGTTCCCAGCGTTGTCCGGATACAACGGTTTCCCGTCCTTATCAAGGTCCTTCGGGTCGTAGATATGGCCGTGCGCTGTCATTTCGGCACCCATGGCAATGTCCATCTGCCGGGAGAAACTGCGCCAGTTGTTTGTCATCACCGTCTGCGTCATCATGGATTTACCGTCTTCCTGCGTAAAAACAAAGTCGTTCTGGTCTTTCCCGCTAATGTGGCGTTCCAGATCGGCATAAATGTCCGAAGGAATAGGAACATACCGGTCTCCGGCAGACGTTTTCGGCGTCGCAATTACAGTGGTTCCGGACTCGACGGCTTCGCAAACGTGAATAAGCCGCGTTTCCATATCCAGATGGCGCACACGAAGCGCGGCGCACTCGCCGGGGCGCAGACCCGTGCGCATGAGAAAACGGATCCATAGGCTGCACCGGTGCGTCTTCGCCACTTGCATAAGAACGGCACGCTCCTCGGCGGTAAGCGAGCGGCGCTTTTCGACAGTAGCAGACGCGGGGATGGTGAGCTTAATGGTCGGGTCAAAGGGGATTATGCGAGAAAAGGCAGCCTGCGAGAACATGGCGCGCAGGATCATTCGCACTTTTTTCGCGTGGGACTCAGACATTTCCGCCTGCTGATTCAGCACGCCTTGCAGCATCGTGTCGGTGACGCTGCGCAGTTTTTTACCTCGAAGCGCCGGGATAATATATCCGTTGATCTTGTCCTCATACATCTCATAGCTTTTTTGCGTCATGGTGCCTTTTTTCTTCGGCTGTCCAGGTTTGCGGACTTTGGGTTTAACGTAGGTGGTCAACCATGTATCGGCCCAATCCTCGATCGTGCAGTTTGCACCTTTCGTTAATTCCGCGCGCCGGACGGCTTCTTTCTTTGCGGCGAGTTTTTCCATCGCCTCGGCTTCCGTCTTTCCGCATACTATGTATTGCTTCCCGTCGGCAACAAACGATTTTCGGATATACTTGTATTCTTTTGAACCGCTCTTAGGCATGGTTGGTTCCTTTCAGGGGTCTTGATTGTTGCTTTCTTCCTTTTTCCAGTGTGCGCGGCTGCCGAGATTGGCTATGATGGCGACAATGCATATTACGGCGGCTATCACGATCAGCAGAACGCCTGCTGTGGACATCGGTGTCCACTCGCCGCGGAAGAAACCGATATGATGGTTATTCATGTCCATTACGGTATTTCGGATAAGCAGTATCAGAGAAAGAATGGATATAACGGCAATATAAAGGTTTTTCTTTTCAACCGCCTTGCGGAGAAATACGTTGTTGCTTTCCAGATATTTGTTCTATAGCTGCAACAACTCAATCTTGTGAGCAGCCTGGTCGGTATCCGGACCGGTCGGAGACTCTTTGGCAATGTCGAAAAAACTGTCGGCAGACATACCGAACAACTTACATAGGACGATAAAATAAACTGTGCTGGAGTTGCTGCTTTTCAATCCGAGGAATCGCTCGGCGGTGGATTTCGGAATACCCGTCTGATCGACAATTTTCTGGTAGGATAAACTTCGCCTGTCTTTTTCGTCTGCCATAATCTTTTGGGCAACTTCCAACTGCTCCTGTGTCTGGCAAACGAGATTTTCTAATTCTTCCATGAATCATATACCTCGTAGCATTATTTCTGCGATTTGAACCCGTTTTTGGGAATTAACCGAACAGCTTCTTCACATTGGGGCGGAAAAGCTGTGTTTTGGGGTTGGACAAATCGCACGAGCATCTGCTACGCTTAATACGCAGCAGACAACAGGGCTTTTTACGTTGTCTCTGCTGGCGTCGCCGCCGGTGACGCGGCGGCGGGACCTTTTCAAAAAACTATTGCCACGGCAAAATTCGCCTGATAAGATACTAAGTACGGAATATCGGACTCCGGATACTGTATGATGATATTATCAAGACATAAAGGAGGCTTCCCCTTGGACTACGATCAGGTTATCCTGCGCCTTTTCCATCAGCTTGACGAAGATCAACAAGAGATCTTCATTTCCGCCCTTAAAAAGGCCGCTGCAAAAGATCCGAAATATCAGGCGCTGATGCGCTTCAACGAGAACCGTTCTTTGCCTCCTCTTGGCGCTGCATCTGCTGAAGCAGCGGGATCAGAGCCGCTTTCGTCTCATCCGTGATATTTCCCAGTATCTCCATAATAATACGATCATACTTACTGCCCTCGCCGGCTTCGGCGGGGGTTTTTTTATCGGTTTCCCCCTTCAGGTATTCCGGTGAAGTGCCAAGAATTTTCGCTACGACCTTGATCTGCTGCTCGCTGGGAGTTGATTTTCCGAGTTTCCAATCGTGGCAAATAACGGGAGCGCGGTTAAGTTTTTGGGCAATAAAGGCTTTGGTAATTCCTTTTTCCTCGCGCAAAGCCTCGAATCTGTTGAAATCGAACAATTCATTCATCTCCTTTCGGTCAATACGCTGAAATCTATTAAAACATAGATTTAATATTGACTATCTATTTTTTGTAAGATATAATCTGCTTGTACACAAAAGATAAAAACCCTTGAGAACAAAGAAGATTTTCTATTTGCATCGTATCTCACAGGGATTTTTTTGTCAAGGAAAATCTTAATTATGTATGGAGGATTCCATGATGGATCTGAGAGAACGCCGGGAAAAAATCGGCATCAGCATATCGAACGTCTCTCGCATTTGCGGTTTTCCGCCGTCTGCGTTGACGGCTTACGAAAAAGGGCTTTACGGCCCGCGCCCGGAGCGGGCTGCCGCTATGGCACTGCTGTACGGCTGCTCCGTGGAGGATCTGTATTACAGCGTTGAAGAGAGCCGACGAGCCGCCGTTAAGAAAGAAAACGATCTTCAATGCATTCTTCGGCTGCTCCCGAAAGCGAGCGACGATACGAAAAAACAGGTCCGCTTGCTTCTGGAAAACGCCTGATCCGCACGCTGGGAGGTGCTTTTATGCCGCGACTGAAACGCGCCGTTTATGCCAACTCACCGCAGGAAGTGGTTTTGGCGAACGATCTTGCGAAACGTTACAAAACGAGATACCTGTCGATCCCACAAATCCAGGCGGAGCTCGGCGTCAGCTATGGCACCGCCAAAAAGTGGCTTGCCGATGTGACCTTTTATCAGATATGCGGCGGCCGGAAGTTCAGCGTCGAAGACGTGGCTAAGCATCTGGCGGAAGCCCAGCGGATAGGCGGATAAGATGAACACTTACGAGTTGGCGGATCTGACGGCAAAAGCGACGGCTCTCGCTATTCTGAAAGCAACGTATGTTCATGTCCCAGTGCTTCGCAGACATGCCCCGAACGGTGGCTTCACCATCCAATATGCAGACGAAGACAAGCCGGATTATATCGACTTCTGCCTTCACCACTGCCCCTATGCGAGCACCGAATGCTGCAACTGCCTCGCTACCGCCGGAAAAGCGAAGCCGGGACGGCCGAGAAAGACGGAATACATATGACTCTAAAAGACTGCTCTTTTTGCCGCTGCCGGGCATGCAATAACCACCGGCAGCAGAAATGCACGGCCTGTGCATCCGATCCATGCTCCGCCTGCTATCGCGGTTCGATGAAAGACAGCGATAAAGTACGAAACTGCCAATCATTCATTCGGTCGTGGGTGGATAAGAAATACTTCAACCAAGATCGCCTCTGAGTTACGGCAGGGCTTTTTACCTTTCACCTGCCGGCTCTTTTGTATACCTCCTGAACTGCTGAGGTTAAAACCGCTATACAGCCAGCCGCATGGTTTCACGTCCTTTTGGTGCGGGTCCTTCTCCCTTTTTGCTATAAGCTGCAGCCCGTAAGAAGCAGCTCGCTTCGGCGCTCCGTCTGGAATGGCGGCAGGGCACCAATATCCTCCGATAGTTTAACAGTAAAACGCCGTTCGAGCGGGCGGGATGTTCTTTGTCGCGTTACGCAAAAGGCGAGACAGAACGGAAGATGCGGGTGCAACTCCCGTAAGGAGGAGACTGTAACAGAATAATCGGAGGAAGCATGCTTCAGTATTTGCATTTTGAAGATCGTGAGACCTGGCTTGCCGGCCGCGTTGGGCTTGGCGCTTCGGACGCCGCCGCTGTGTGCGGTCTGAGCAAGTGGCAGACACCGCTCGGTCTTTGGGAGATAAAAACCGGCCGAAAAAAAGCTAAAGATTTATCCGGCAACGCAGCAGTTTCCTTTGGCGTCCGCGCAGAGCCCCATTTGCGCGGGCTTTTTTTAGCGGAACACCCGGAATACCGGCTGGAATATCACCCGTTCGACATTCTGTATCAGGAGGAGCGCCCGTGGCTTACGGCCACGCTGGACGGCGAGCTGATTACCGAAACCGGCGAACACGGCGTTTTGGAAATCAAAACTGCGCAGTGCAGTTCCAAAGAGGATTGGGCGGAATGGCGCGACAGGATCCCGACGCACTATTACACGCAGATTTGCCACCAGTTCCTTGCAACGGGATATTCTTTCGCGTTCCTTTTCGCGCTTTTGACAGGGCTGGATGGCTCTTCCTCGCTGCGCACCTATTATTTCACGGCAGAAAGCTGCGCCGACGATATGGCGTGGCTTCTGGATAAAGAAGAAGCATTCTGGAAACGGGTACAGGCGGGGACGATGCCTCCGGCTGTGCTGAAAATATGATTGGGGGTATTTGCCATTAACATCGCAGGCCAGTTCAAAAAGAAGAACGGTTTCGGAGGCAAGGAGTATTACTACCGCACGGACCTGCCCGTGCGCGTCGGCTCCGTGGTTGCAATTCCGACACCGCGCGGAAATTCGCCGCTTCTCGTAACGAGAACGGACGTTCCCGCAGTGGAGATCGATCCGGAATATCTCCATTGTCTCACAGAGGTCACGGAGCTTTATCCGATGGCAGAAGCGGACATGGACACGCTGTTTTGACGGAGGCGCGCTATGGCTGACATGATCGAATACGGCGTCACAAACGACGCGCTGACTGTTGCGAGCGAGCTGCATATCTGCACCAACTTCGCAGAGGTCAAAGAGTGGCTTACGCAGGAGCTTGCGCCCTACGAGAGCATGATCGTCACTGAGGAAAGCATCGCCTCAGCCAAAACGCTCCGGGCAAACATCCGCAAAGTTGCGGACAGCATAAACCAGCAGAAGATCAGCGTGAAGAAGGCGTGGCTTGCGCCATTCACGACCTTTGAGGGCGAGAGCAAAGAGCTCTACGACCTTTGCCAGAAGAGCGTCACAAATCTGGATGTTCAGATAAAGAACATGGAAAACGCCAAGCGCGAGGAAAAACTCGCCCGGCTGAAAACCGTGTTCGACGAGAACGCCGTCGGCATCACGGATTATGTGACTTGGGATAGCATCGCATCCCCAAAATGGGGCAATGCGTCCGCAAGCGAAAAGGCGGCAGCCGAAGAGATCGTCACCATTCTCCGGCAGGTGCGCGAGGATCTGGATACGATCCGGTCTCTGAACAGCGAATGGGAAGAGGCGCTTCTTGATGAATATGCCGCTACGCATAACGTCCGCGACGCCATCCAGAAGGAAAACGCGCTGAAAGCCCGTAAAGCCGCCGAAGAGGCACGCAAGGCGGTGGCAGTGCAGGAACACTTCGACGAGCCAAAAGTCGCTCAGGATGAGCCAGACGCGCCTGTGGAGCCGCCTGCCGCTTTCGCGCCGCCCCCCGTCGTTCCCGTCGGATACGAGGAGCCGCCGAAGCCGAAGCTCTATCATTTGGAGTTCGCCGTCGATGTGACGATGGAACAGGCGCACGCGCTCAAGGCGTTTTTCACACAGAACCATATCGAATACCGAAAAATTTAAGGAGGATATTCCATGAAAACCGCAACTCCCGCAAATCGCCCTGCGCCTACCCGGCAGGGGCTTGCACCGCAGACTGCCGCAGCCGCGCCTCTTGTGACGTACAAGGACATCAACGGCAACGAGCTTCAGCTCTCCACCGACATCATAAAGCAGTATCTGTGCCCCAGCGGCAGCCTGACGGACGCAGAAGCGTACATGTTCCTGTCCCTCTGCCGCTACCAGGGGCTTAATCCTTTTCTGCGCGAGGTGTACGCATGTAAATACGGCAACGGGCCGGCCACCATGATCGTCGGCAAGGAGACGTTTACCAAGCGAGCGCAGAAGAACCCGAAATACAAAGGCTCTAAGGCCGGCGTTGTTGTTTTGACAAAGGACGGAAAACTCGAAAACCGTGTCGGCGAGATCGTCCTTCCCGACGAAGAGCTTGTCGGCGGCTGGGCGGATGTGTATGTGGATGGTTATGTTTCGCCTATCACAGCCACGGTCAACTTTACGGAGCGCTGCCAGTATAAAGACGGGAAGCCGGCGAGCAAGTGGGCGACGAGCCCCGGCCTTATGATCCGCAAGTGCGCCCTGGTTGCGGCTCTGCGCGAGGCGTTCCCTTCCGAGCTGGGCGGCATGTACTCTGCGGAAGAGCAGGGCTACGAGGAAGTTGCGGCTACCGCAACGCCGATCGACGCCTCCAAGGTTCTTGACGTTGACCCTGACACCGGGGAGATCACCGGCGGCGCTCAGGACGACGTAGAAGCGAGCTTTTTCGCGCAGGAGGGATAATCTATGACACCCATCGTAAAAGGCACTACAGCGGTCTTCTGGGGCCGTGTGTCGGGCAAGGACGCAACTTACAAAGAGCTGGGCAACAATCGCCGTGTTGCCAACTTCTCTCTGCAGTACGACTCGCTGCCGAGCGAAGACGGCGGACGCCGAAAGGGCGTTTACATCAACTGCTCGGCATGGGGTGAAGTTGCCGATTTCGCGCAGAATCTGGAGCGCGGAGACACGGTTCTCTGCGCGGGCTATCTCGTCAAAGACGAGTACCGCAGCCACAAAGAGAATGCCGATATCTACCAGCTCACCTGCGATTTCATTTCCGTAATGCACTGACGCGCATGGGAGGAAGAGAGCGCCCTCTTTCAGGGCGCTTCTTCGCCAAAAAGTTTTAACAGCGGTTGCAAAACGCGCCGCTGCTTGCCATATAGGGTATAAAGCAGCTGCTCCACCCCACAGACAGAAAGGTGTGTTTTGATTGCAAGATGTAATCAACGGGTTTAGCCACGAAAAAATTCTCGCGGTTCACGCGATGGTTCCCAAAGGCGATACTTTCGAGGAAATCTTTTTGGACGGCATCGATTTATATTTTGTCCAATGGATTATCAAGTATCGAAGACTCCTGACGACAAAGGACATCGGCGGAAAGAACTATTTTTTGGTGGACTATGCGAGATTGGAGGACGATTTGAAGTTCCTCCGGCTAAAGCGGCGGGCATTAAATTACAGGTTCGCAAAACTTTGCGAGCTTGGTCTGCTTGACAGAGCCGAAAGAAGTGCCGGAATGGCCGCGGCGTTCATAGAGACTGACGAATTTTTTGCATTATATAGTTCGCCTTCTGCTGATCCTCCTGTAAAAACGGATGATTACATCTTGGAATCACACATCCACCAGGCGTCCATGGGCGAAATCAGCGAATCGGAAGCTCGCAACAAATTGCAAGGGTCTGCAAGAAATTGCGAGGGTCTGCAAGAAATTGCGAGGTTTAGCGATAAACCGCGCAAAAATATGCGAGGTCGTGCCGATGGCGGTGCTTCGCATAATATCTGCACCAACTCAGTTAGAACCCTTGAACCGAGCAATAACAACCAACCAGGTAAGTCTCAAGAGATAACTTCCATCCTGAGACCTACCGATAACAACCAACTCAGTATTTCTCAAGAACTTAGTGATACATACCCCGTAGAAAAAGACCTAAAAGAAAATATCCCCTACGGGGATATAAAAGAAAAGGGGAAAAAGAGAGCCCCCAAGGGCACGGAAATGTTCCCTATTTTGCTCCCCATTCTCGACGAATCCACCCTCGCATCGCCTTTGAAAGAGGCTCTGCGCGGCTGGCTCGAATACAAGGCGGAACGGAAAGAGAAATACGTCCCAACCGGCTTCAAGTCTTTGCTGACACAGGCAAAGAAAAACGCCGAGAAGTACGGCGACGATGCGGTCATAGACCTTATCGACGAATGCAAGGCAAACAACTACCAGGGCATCATCTGGGATAAGCTCGCCAAACTTCCCACCAAAGCGCAGCAGCCGAAGCTGGAAGCCGAACACGCATCCGTTAAACGCCCTGACCCGGAGATCGCGTGGAGGACGTCCAAGTTTGCTCCGCAGGACTACAGCGCCGGTTTGCGCAGCCTGTCTACCAGCGAGCTTCGGGAGCACCCGAAAAACAGCGGAAAGTACGTCCCTTACTGGATGATTCCGGGATACATGCAGGAATACCCTGCCGGGAGCGGCAAATACGTTCCCTACTACGAATTGCCAGGGTACGACCCAGAGCACGATGAAAATCACTGGTGGTGAACGACATGACAATGAACGATGCGGTTCTCGCTGAGGAATCTTTGTTCGGCTGTATCCTGGTCAGCCCTGCCGAGACGGTCGGGACGGCGAGGGATATCCTGCAAGCCGGGGACATAGCGCAGGAGCATATCCGGGCGGCGTATTCTGCCGCCTGCGCCCTTCTCGACGAAAAGGCCGCCGTAGACGCCGTGACGATCCAGGAGCGAGCCAGAGCGGACGGCACGGAGATCTCGTCGGAGACGATGCGAGCGGCGATGCGGCTGTACGTCACAACGGCGAACGTTGCCAAGCTTGCGGAGATCATCCACTCACGGGCGATGGAGTGCGCGTCCGAAGTGATCGGCGGCAAGATGATGAGCGGAACACTTGCGCCGACGGATGCTATTGCCGAGCTACAGCAGCTGGTTGCCGGGCAGCGGCGGACGCTTCCGACACCGGCTGAGGACGCGACCGGCTTCCTGCAGTTGATCTCCGACGTAGCGGAAGGAAAGAAGTCTCTCTTTTCACCCACCGGTCTTGCCAGGCTCGATGCGATCCTCGGCGGCGGCTTGGTTGAATCCGGCGTTATCACGCTGGCGGCGCGTCCCGGTGTAGGCAAGACGGTCGTAGGGTTTGCCATTGCGGATACCGTTGCTGCTACCGGCAAAAAAGTCGTCTACGAAAGTCTCGAAATGAGGCGAAACCAGCTTTGGGCTCGCCGTGTTGCACGAATGACAGGGCTGAACTACGGAGACATCATGCGCGGGATCTCCACGACGCAAAAGCAGTACTGGACGGATATCACGCGGGCCATGACTGTTCTGCAGCAAAGAAATCTCGTCATAAACGACCGCCCGGCGTCGATGGATGACATCGAAGCTCACGTCCGCTCCATGGGGGATGTGGGGCTTCTTGTCATAGACCACATGGGGCTTATCCGCCCAAGCATATCCGGGTCTCTGTACGAGCAAACGACGGAAACGTCACACCGGCTGAAACGGCTGGCGCAATCCCTGCAGATCCCTATCCTGTCGCTTTGCCAGCTCAACCGGCAAAATGAGAATCGGCAGGACAAAAAACCGAACCTTTCCGATTTGCGCAACTCCGGCGCCATCGAAGAGGACAGCGATGCCGTGATATTTCTGCACCGGCCGGCGCTTTACTGGGAACCCGACAGAAGACCGCAGCCTTGGGAGAGTCAGGAAATGGAGTTTATCGTGGCCAAAAACCGCCACGGCATGGTGGGGTCTATTTCCATGGACTTTGTGGGGTGGAACGCACGGATTCTGGACAGATCAGACGGCGGCGGATTTTCGGAGGCGCATGAACCTACGCCGTTTGAGCAGGTAGCAGAATGAGCAGCCTTTCCTTCGAGACGCCGGAAGATATGCCGCGCGGCATGAAAGCGCTGTACGAAGCGAAAATGGCGAAGGAACGGGCAAAGCAGACGGCGGCGGCTTCTCCCGAAGCAAAGCCAAAAAGCAAAGGCGGGAAATACCACGCCGAGAAGTGCGCGATCGGCGAGATGAAGTTTGACAGCAAGAAAGAAGCACGCCGCTGGGCGGAACTCTACGCCATGGAGCAGCGCGGCGAAATCTCCGATCTGCGGACGCAGGTGAAGTTTGTCCTTGTTCCAACCCAACGCGAGCCGGATGTGATCGGGCCAAAGGGCGGAATTACGCCCGGTAAGGTGCTCGAAAAAGAAGCGGCTTACATAGCGGACTTCGTTTACACGGAAAACGGCGTGGAGATCGTCGAGGACTCTAAGGGCTTTCGCACCGATGTGTACCGGCTGAAACGCAAGCTCATGCGGTATTTTTACGGGATTACCATCCGTGAGACATAAACCGCCCGAAAAAAGAAAAAATTTATAAATCGCGGCAGCTTTTTGTTTATAAAACAGGGGCTGCCGCATATTACTTTTATGTGCGAAAAACGAAAGGGGAGAAGCGTGTGCAAACGGCGAACACGGCGAGGTGCGCGATATGCGGAGAAGAGTTCGCTCCGACGCAGACAATGCCGGAAAGAATCCGGCCGGATACGCCGCTCCCGTTCTGTGAGCGATGCCAACAGAAAATCTACTCGTATCTGGTCGCCCTGCCGGGCGTCGGGTACAAGATGGCTGTTTTCCTCGCCTGTTTGTTTTTCAACGTTCCCTACTTGCCAGAGGTAGCGGCGGACGCAGGGAAATTTGCCAAGGGAAGATGCGGGACGTGGCGAGGGTATTTGCTGGCGCTTCGCGCATGGCAGCGCGCCGGGCACACAGAAGCCGCAGCTGCGGACGGCATAACGGACATTCGGAAAGCCTTTGACGGCGAAAAGATGACGCTTCAGGTTTCCGATGACATGCTTTCTGCCGAAGATTACCGCTCCTTGGAACGCCAGCGGAAAGACCGCTGGGGGGACGGGCCGACCGAAGAGCCCTATACACAAGCCGATTACGAGGCCATGGACAAAAACTATGATGCGCTGACGGCAGACCGAGCCTATGTATCGGAGCAGGCGGAGGCGGCTATCGTCCGCATTTGCAAGTGGACGCTGGTGCAGGAACGCTGCTTTGACAAGCAGGACTACGACAGCGCCAAAAAGATCGGCGATCTCATCAAGGCGGAAAAAGAGGGCGAACAGCTTCGGAAAAAAGACGAGCTTCCGCAGGACCGCGTGAGACTGGACGACATTGTGCAGGCTGTTGAGAGAGCCGGGCTTCACATCATGGATTACGACGAGCTTTGCAAAGAGCTTGCCACAAAGACATTTCACGCGCCGTATCCTTATTGGCGCGATGCCGCCGACCAGATGCTTCTTGCCATCCGAAACTGCACCGCATGGAATGAGGGGCAGGAAGAGGTTGACCGTCTGCCGGATGCCTATGCTATCGAGGATCCGCTGGGCGAGTTCGCCGCGGAAAACGACGAAAAGGGGCAGCAAATATACCGAGAACTCGGCATCGTGCCTCTGGATATGCCGCAAAAGGATAACATCTGATGTCCAGACAGGATTACACACAAAGCCGACGCGCCGGAGGATTTGTTCGGAAGCCTACGCGCGCTGGCGTTGATTACTCACAGTTCGCAACCAAAGAGTGGGCGCTTCTGATTTCGTTTTTTCGCTGGTATCCCGACATCATGGAGGATATTTGCGTTTCCGACAGACCGGATTACACAAATTCGCTTATGGGGCGAGTTACCAAGCGCTATATGGCGCGATATACCGAGACTTTCACTTATGCGAGCCGAGGCTACGGCAAAACCTCCTGCATTATCTCTGACAAATGCAACAAGGGCATTCTGTGGCCGGGAGAGATCACCGGATACTACGCTCCGGTAAGCGTACAGGCGGCGCCGCTGGCGTCCAAGGCGTTTGCCAGCTATGAACGGAATTACCCGCTTCTGGCGGCGCACTGGATACGGAGCAACGACGCGAAGACCACATTCCGCCTTACAACGCCCGCCGGATCCAAGTTCATTATGGACATCCCGCGAGGCATTGATACCTCCGGCGTTGTCGCCGAAGAGGCCGGACAGGAAGACAAGAACCCATTCAACTTCACCGACTTCAACCAGATTGTACTTGGCACGAACCGACTGCAGTACATGGTGAACGGCACTCCGGACCCGACGCACATAGATAACCAGATCCACTACATAACCTCTGCAAGCCGCAAAGAGAACGAAGCCTTTATGGCGTGCGAGGATATGCGCCGAAGCATGATGGGCGGGAAAAGCGCTTACGCGCTGTTCATTCCGTGGCAAGTCCCCGTGCTCTGCCGAATGAAGTCGTTCAACTACTACAACATGCTGCGGAAGAAGCTCAGCTCCGAGCAGTTCATGCGAGAGTGCGAAACGCACTGCACGGGCGCTTCGGAGAACCCCATTATCAAAGACAGCGTTCTTGCGGCGTCCCGGAAGGTCAAGGTCATGGAGGACAAGCACTCGGGCGAACCGGATGCAATGTATATCATCGGCTACGACGTTTCTTCCCGCGACGCCTCCGGCAACGCGCTGACGGCTATGTCGGTCATCAAATGCACCAGGCATTTCGACACGGGCAAATGGGACCACTACCGAAAGCAGCTTGTTTACGTTATGGACATGGCGCCGCCGAAAACGGCGAAAGCCCACGCAGCCATCATCAAGCGCTTCTGGGCAGATTACAGCATGGACGGCGGACTTGCGACCTACGTTGTTATCGACGCACGGCAGTATGGCCAGAGCGTCGTAGAAGCCCTCCACGAGGATCTGGGCGACGGTCTGCCGCCGCTTTGCACCACAACGCATGAGGAACCGTACAACGCGCTGGAGCGCGAAGGAGCGGTCCCGTGTATCTACCCGATACAGGCTACCGGAAACTCCGGACGAGACCCGAACAGCGAAATGCTGGATTACATAGAGCGCGAGTTTGAAAACGGGAACTTCCAACTGCTTACCGCCAATCTCGACGAGGGCATGACGGCCTACAAGCTGAAGCACGGGATAAAAGACGATTTGGAAAACGCCAAGATCCAGTTCCCGTATCTCAAGACCCGCGAGCTTTGCCGGCAGGTGGCAAACCTTCGGAAAAAATATGTTTCCACAGGCTACATCGAAGCCCCCATTGTGGAACGAATCCCCAAAGATATGTGGTCCGCAACACTGTACGCGGCGCGGTTTGCGCAGCGCATGGAAAAAGAAGAGCTCTATTTTCTGAACCGCCGGAAAAACGACTATGCAGACGCTTACGACGCGATGCAGGCCGACCGGCTTTCCACCACGATACAGGTTAAGCCGCGAGCCATACACCGGCTCGGAAGGATGTGCATGCGCCCATGACGATTGAGCATTACGCCCTCTACTGTATGCTCCCGACCAATGACAATATTGACCGGCTCGCGCAGTACGATATGGCGTTTGCTAATCGGGACCACTGCCTTGTGATCGCGGAGGAGGCGCCGGAGGGCGCTATGGAAGTGGGAGAAGACGACCTGCGTCTGCTTGGCACGGATGATTGGGAGTGGATCTTTGAAATGTCCAACCGAATCCGGCAGGAGCAGGAAAAGAAATATCACGCGCAGCTCATTGAGCAGCAGAAGGCGTTCTTTTCACGCTTTGAGGAGCTGCTGAAAGAGCAGGCGAAGGAGATAGCCAATGCCGCAAGAGACGAATAACAAAACTGCACGGGAAATGCCGCAGGACTATTTCGCGCGATATATGGCGTCTCTCGGGCAGGAATACCAGGCTCTGCCGATGGACAGCGTGTATCAGGCATTTATGGGCGCGGGCGGCATGGGGTATATGCTCAACTGGCCATATATCCAGAACAAGCGCGTCAAAAGCGTCAATTCGCTGCCCGCCAATTTCAGCAAAGACGACATCGAGCAGATGGTGGCGGCTCCGGAGGGAAACGAACAGGCGCTCCGCCAGGTGTCCGCCGCGCTTGCGTCCAGCACCAAGACTTATGACCTGATTCTCCAGACATATCAGGACGTATTGACCTACGACTGGTATGTATATCCGGGATATACGCCGGAAAAGCCGGACAAGGCGACGCAGCTGCGCGAGTATGCCATGGCGATAAAGCTCGCGGAAACCATGAATATCAAGGCGAAAGCCCATGAGATCGTGGGTCTGTGCGCACAGTACGGCAAGGTGTTTTACACGCCGCGCATTTCCATGGACAAGAGCCACGGGAAGGTGAATTACGCCTTTCTCCAGCAGCTCCCGGAAGATTACATCAAAATCGTCGGTTGGAACAACGGACCGGGAAAGTACACGATCGCATTCAACCTGATGTACTTCGTGCAGCCGGGAAACGACTGGCGGCAGTTCGGCGATCTGTTCCGACCTTATATGCAGTCGTTCTACTCCGTGGTGCAGCCGGAAGGCAAATATGTGTACTCTTCGCAGGAGCGCCGGTCTCAGAATTACCGAATCGACACGAACAAATTTGAAACCGCGAAAATGAACGAACTACCCGGTGCGCCGGAATGGCAGTATGCCGGAAATAAGTGGTTCTACTGGGTCATTCTCCCCGCCGATAAGGTCTTCTCGTTTGAGATCGTAGACCGAAACGCGCTCATGGCGCCGCCGACGACCGGCATGATGGTGTCCTTGACGCAGATACCGAACTACGAAGCGGCGCAGATGGAAGTCATCCTGAACCCGCTGACGAGCGTTCTGACCGGCAGCTTGGAGACTTACGACCCAAAAGGGTCTTCCAATGCCGACCCGGTTCGCGTATCGGAAAAGACGAGACGGCTCTTCGAGGCGTATTGGTACCAGATGCTTCAGGCGACCAATACGTCCGGCATCGGATTGTATCTCGCACCGGCGGATGATTTGAAGCTGCAGACGCTTTCGGACACGGTTTCCAACACGAATATCACATCCACGGCGCTCAACGACCAGATCCTGAAAGCCGGTCTTACGGCGCTTATTCCTACGACGAACGACCCGAAGGTCGGCGTGGCACAGCTCTCCGCGCAGATCCAGGCGCGGTATCCGATGCTCATCTACTGGGCGATCGAGCGGATGATGAACTGGATCTTTGAGCAGCAGCGGTTCAAATGCCCGTTCAAGTTCCGCATGTTCGGCGACATCTTCTCGCGGAAAGAAGAGATCGAGAGCGCCCGACAGGGGGCGACGCTCGGCATTCTTCCGGAAACGCTGAAATATGACGCGCTGATGGGGCATTCGCTGCTGGATGACATGGCGATCTCCGATTTCGTTTCGGAGAGCGGGATCCTTGATAAGCGCAAACCGCTTGTCACGTCCTACAGCGCCAAGCAGGACACGTCAGGGCTGCCGCCGCAGGCAAAAAAAGACCTGAACCCGGGCGGACGACCGGCGGAAGACGGATCCATCAACGGGGAAGTCACGGAGAAAGTGAAAATCGACGCACGGCTCCTTGATGAGCTGAGGCGCGCTTTGGAGTGAGGTGAGCGAGATGCGAGAGTTCAGAGGGGCATACCGGAACGAACGGTATGCGGGGCTCTATGAGCCGATGCGCCGCGCTATGGCGGCAATGGGCAAGGCGATGTGGTGGTTTGCCGCGCTCAAAGAGCAGACGTGGTATCAGGGCTACGCCGGCGTTACGGCGGCCATCCACGCGCTGGAGCACAAACAGCCGGAGTACATCGACGAGCTGAAGGACATTATGGCAAAGCTGGGACTGCCGCTGAGCTACCCGCCCATTCCGGAGCTCGATATGGAGTATCCGGGACTCTCCGGTACGTTCGACATGTGCATCGGTCTTCTCGATGAAGTAAATGATGCGCTGTCCGGCATCGTGGAAGTCTGCGATACGGCCAATTATGAGCCGCTGGCACGCTATGCCGAAAACGTACAGATGGAAAACTTTCAGGACCGGCAGTGGCTCGTAGAAGCAAACACCATGGCAGAAAACGGCGACGGCAGCACGACCTCTTACGACAGCTGGTTCGTGAACATCCTGAAAGCGCCGCAGAAGCAGTAAGCGGGAGGGAAAACCGCATGGCAAAAAATCGATACAAACCGAACGGCGACGACGGGAAGAACCTGAGCTTTTCCGGCAAGCTGAAAATCCTTGAGGCAGTAAACCGGAAACTGTTCCGCGTGGAAGTTTGGGCGCTGAACAACGAGGTCAACCGAAACGGTTGGAAATATATCAATCTTGATTCGCATCTGAGCGAATTTGAGGATATCCCGCTCCTGACGGCATATCTGCAGGACGGGACGATCGGAGACGGGCATAATTACGACACAAAAGTAGACCCCGCCACCGGAAAAGAATACGTTTCGTTCACCGCGCCGGACGCGGAACGGATCGTTGGATGGGTGCCGAAGAACGCGCCACGCCGCATTGAGCGGGACGGCGGCACCGACTGGGTAGTTGTTACGGGTTATCTGTGGGCATGGTACAGCAAGGAGCTTGTTGACAAGATCGCCGGACAGGGCGGCGGCCTTGACGTGTCTGTGGAGACCCTTGTGACGAAGGAACACCGCGAAAACGGTGTGGATGTCGAGGAAGAATATCTGATTCTCGGTATCACCATTCTCGGCAATGGAGTACGCCCCGCCGTGCCGGGCGCGAACATCCAAGCGCTTGCCGCAATGAGAGCGAGCAGCGAAAGACGGGAAATTCTGAAAGCTGCGTCGCTGGATGACGCCCCGCACGGAACCAATAAACCTGAGAAACAAGGAGTGAGAGTAAATATGCTTTCCAAAAAGCGTCTGGATGATCTGACGGCGAAGTTCAACGGCTTCACCTGCATCGGCGCTTCTGAGGATACCAAGGTGCTCGCACTGCTCAACGAGAGCGGCGACCCGCACCTTTATGTTTCCGAGGACAGCGACATGGGCAGTGTGATCCCCGAACGGATCCGTCAGGCGTCTGCCACCGTTACTTTCTCTGCCGGCGACGACAATGTGCAGACGGATTTTGAGTCTGCTCTGACCGTTGCCATGAGTCGCTGCAATGCGGCGGAGAAAGAGCTGAAAGAAACGAAAGAGCGGCTGGAAGCCGTGGAGAAGTCTCTTTCCACCGCCGTTAACCGCGAGAAGTCCCGCCGTCTGGAAGCGGCTAAGAGCGCTTGCAGCGACGAGCTTGCCCGCATCAACCAGAACCGCCCCGAGGACCGCCGCTTCAGCGATGAACTCTGCAAGGATCTCATGGAGAAGATCAACAACAACGAGTTCACCGAGACCGAAGATGCCGACGGCAACTGGACGGGTGACAAGGCGATCCGCGCCGCCGTCAAGGGCCTCTGCATGGACGAGCAGATGCGCATGGACGCGGAAGACCGCAAGGCTGACAAGACCTACTTCCAGTGGGGCATGAAGCCGAACAGCAAGACCGAGGAACCGCACACTATCGGCGAGAAGATGCGGGCCGGTATCTGACACAAGAAAAGGAGTGAATGAAAAATGAGTTTCACGGCTAAAACCGCTTTTGAGCCCCGCATGTGGAACAACCGGTATAACGATCTGCAGAACGTTGCCGGTCAGTTCGGCGCTATGGTTAGCACGACCTGGACGCCTGCGGATTGCAGCGCCGGCATGTTCTGCGTCAAGGGCGATCATCTGCCGAACGGCGGATACAAGATGACTCTTGCCGCCGACGGCAAGGGCGATATTTACATCTGCAACCCCGGCGATGTGCAGCGCGGCGTGATCGGCACGCAGCTTTACGCTGAGGGCGTCAACACCCTCGGTCTCGGCGCTCCTGCCGGTCGTCTCGCGACCTACACCAAGGCCATCCCCGGCGAGACCTATGCCTTCGGCGACGGCAACTTCTCGACGGTGATGTCCGAGACCAACAAGTACGCGACCATTACCAACGGCCTGCTGGTCGGCACCAACGCCGCCCCCGCGGCCGGCAGCGGAATCTATTTCGAGCTGGACGCGGCTCTCGGCATTGACAAGTTCACCGAGGGCAATACGGTTCCTTTCAACCGTTACAACGTCCTTTGCCGCAACATTTGAGAGAGGGGGATAACGAGAAATGGAGTCTCTGAAACTTAATTCCGGTCTCGCCCTGCTGAACAGCAGCAAGGTGAGCTCTGACGCAAGAGAAGTGCTTGTCGCGGAAGGCAAAGCGCTTGTTCTTGAATCCGTTGGTTTCGCAAAGAACAAGGCTCTTTCCAAGGCGGAGCGCCCGACTATCGACTTCGGCAGTTCTTTCAAGAACGCGTCGGATTATGAGAAGTACGCCCGCAAGTGGACGGATGATGTTCTCCACTTCTGCGCCAAGAAGGTCAACGACTTCAACGGCGTGCGCACCAACCGTGACGAAAAGGCGACGTTCGCCAATCCTCGCCTCGCGGCTAACCCCATGTATCTCCAGCTTCTGAGTGACGTGATGAATGAAGTGCTGTACACCACCACTCCTTACGTTGTCAACGAACTCGTCGGCGACATGGTAAGCACCGTCACCACGCCCAAGGGTCAGACGTTCACGGCGGCTATTACCTCCAACGAGGTCTTCAAATGGGAGGACGCGACCTGGACTTCCCTGCGCTCCGTGCCGGAAAGCCAGCTCTACCACAAGACCATCACCCTGAACCCGACTCCCACGGCGTGCCGTGGCCGTATCAATTACTACCAGATGGTCGGCAACGGCCTGAACATGGTAGACACGCTGGCGGCTCTCGCCGGTGGCTATGGCGCGATGATTATGCAGAAGTTCACTACTGCTTTCACCGCGGCTGCAGCTAACACCACTTATGTGCCCGCTGCCCTGACTGCGACCGGTTACACCGACCAGAACTGGGCGACGATTGTGCAGAACGTGGCGAAAGCCAACCGTGTCCGCCGCACCGACATCATCGGCTACGGCAACTTCCTTGCTCTGCGCAAAGTGCTGCCCGACAACGCCGGCCTTGCCAGCGCGATCATGATGCAGCTCGGCAATGAGTATTTCCGCAATGGCTACATCACGAGCCATGATGGGACGATGCTCTATGAGATTACCCCTACCTCTACGCCGGAGACCATCAACACTACCATGACCGACGTATTCCCCAGCGACATGATCGTCCTCGCGGCTCGCGCCACCGAGCGTTATGCCCCGATGATCTGCTGCTTCGAGGAAGGCGGCCAGGGCATGCTGAACCTGACTCCGGGCGACAACGTGATCGCCACCGGCAACATCGAGGTCGAGCAGTTTGCTTCCCTTGAGATTGCCCCGGCATTTGCCTCCCGCATCGGCATCATCAACTCCGTTACCTGATTTCTGCAGCGAGGGGTGGGAACCCCACCCCTCGCGTTCTTAAAACGTCCAGAAGGAGGAAATTATGATGGGACGTACCCCTTTGACAGAGGAAGAAAAGAAAGCCCGCGCTGAAGCGCACAAAGCATCCAAAACGGCTATTACGGATGCCATCGCGGAATCTGAAGAAGAGATCCGGGAAGAGGCGAGCCACAAAGAGACAGCAGCCGCGCCTCCGATCGTTCAGGTCGTTACGCCGCAGGCGCAGATGGTGAAGATCCTGTACGTGGATACCTGTATCCCCGGAAACCAGATTCCCATTTCCAAGGGCAGATTTATCAGCGGCTCTGGCCGAGTGTTCAGCGTGACGCTTGAAGAGTTCGAGGGCGAGTTTATGACGCCGTTCCACATGGGCCTGCTGGAAAAGCGCAAGTTCATTGTTCTGGACGGTCTGACCGACGAGCAGAGAGCGCAGTACCACTGCGATTACGCCGAAGGCGAGGTCGTGCGCAACGAGGGCATGTTTGACTGGTTCTTCAGCCTGAGTGAGGCTGAGGCGGTCAACAAATTCCGTCAGCTTTGCCCGCAGCACCGCGAGCTTGTTGCCCGCCGCTTCCTTTCCGCATTTGAGAGCGGGGATAACCGTGTGGACAGAAGCCGCGTGGAAAAGCTGAACGAAGCCGCCAAAGAGCTTGACGGCAAGAAGCTCTTTGCTCCCATCATTCAGGAGCTCAACAGCCGGGCCGTGTGATCCTCGGAGACGGCGCGCCGCTCTCCGCACAAGTTGGAGGAATTGCTATGACGACAGACGCTCTCATTGTGGGAGTTCTCGGCGGCGCGGCCGGCGCTGCTTTCATAAACGGGCTCTTCCGTCTGGCAGAACAGCGAAGAAACCGTAAAGCACAGAAAGAAGATCGGGAAGAGGAAAAGCACGACTTAAATGCCGCGCAGAGCGAGGATATACGCAAGCTGCAGAAGGATATGGACGCGCAGAAAGCCTCTCAGGCGAACATGATGGCGGCTCTCCGGGAAGTTCTCGGCGCCAAGATCAAGGAGCTGTGTCTCCTCTACGTCGAAGAGGGCAGCATTCTGAGCAGCGACTACGAAGATCTCAAGCGGATGCACAAGGTGTATCACGACGCGCTGAACGGCAACGGCTTTTTCGACGACCTTATGTATAAGGTCCGAAAACTTCCTTTGAAAATTCCACATTCAACGACAAAGGAGTGATTTTGACATGCAGGAAATTCTTGTTGAATCCGTTCTGCAGATCGTGACGCAGGCCGTGCTTATTCTGCTCAGCCTCTTCGGAACCTGGGCGGCTATGAGGCTTGCCAAAACGCAGAAGTTCCAGGCCCTGTCCGCTGCCGTGACCGAAGCTACCGCAATGGCGCAGCAGACGGTTTCCGCCCTGCAGCAGACGCTGGTTGACGGCTGGAAGGCCGCTGCACCGGATGGAAAACTCACCGACGAGCAGATCGCACTTTTGAACCAGAAACTTCTGGAAATTACCAAGTCCAAGATGAGCGACGCCGCCATTAAACTGATTCTCGGCGCCAATAAGGACCTGAACGCGATCATACAGGACGCCGGCGAAGCGTGGCTTCGCAAGATCAAGGGCGAGGAATGAATCATTACGGGAGGCAGTGCCATGGGAACCGCATGGGAAACAATCGAAACGCAGGCCATGACCTACATACAAAACGATATCTCGCTGGTTTGGGATATGCGCAACCGCCTCCCGGTCTTTTACAATCGTATGCTTTCGTATATGCGCGAGGCTATCCCGCTGTTCAACCGACCGGCGGAAATGGTCGTGCGGCTTGCGCAAAATACGCTGCCGGAGTTTACGGACGGCGTTTACACCGCAGAGGAAACCACCACCGGAACCACCGCAATCAATACCGGACTGACAGGGTATGACATCGTATCTGCCGGGGTCGTCTCCCAAGATGCTTACGGAGACCCGCAGTATAACCCGCTTCCTGTCACCTACGACAGCGCGACGGGTATTGTAACGATCGGGCAGGGCATTGCGGCGGGGACGGAAATCACGATGGATTTTTATAAATCCGGAAGGTTCCGCGACGAACTGAACGCAACGGAAATATCTATTCTTGCGTTCGCTGTTTATTTCGTCTGGGAACAGAGATTCGACAACGACGCGATCGAGCGAAAAAGCAAGATCCGCGACGGGTCTTTCACGACGATCAGCGAGGCGAGCCAGACGAACGCCAACTCCGGCCGTCAGCGGCTCGTTGCCGAACAGCTCTACGGGAAAATGCGCGAGTACGAAACCAACGTGGCGTATCTCAACACCGTTAAAAACTACAACCTGTGAGGAGGGCTTTACAGCATGGCAAATCTTGAGCGCATGGCAAAAAACGCCGCCATGCTGGGAAACGCCCCAAGCCCCGCCGCCGGTGCCGCATCCAAGTTCAACAAGGGGCTGAACCAGCAGTATTTCGGAACAGACACGACGGCTTATGCCGCCGCTTACGGCGCGCTTGCCTCCGACTGCTTTGACGCGGTGTGTCAGGGTCTTTCCGCGCCGGACTGGTACGACTACACCCCCGTCCGCATCCGCTCCTCTGCCACGTCGCAGAGCAGCATGGGCGAGACGATGCCGGACGACTGGCACAGGGTATACATCATTGCTCCTGCGGGAATCGCGCACATCCCGCAGGGGGCTTACATGAAATACGGCGGGAATACATGGATCGTGTTCAAGCCGAAAAACATTGGCAACACCTACGCGCACGCCATTGTTCGCCGCTGCAACGCCGTTATCAACCGGCTGGATTACTACGGCAATATCGTCAGTGTGCCGATGAGTTTTGCCAAGATCAGCACGCTCGGCAACGCAAATCAGGTGACGGAAGACAGCATTATTGCCAAGAACTATATCGCCTGTATCTGCCAGAGAAACAAGGTCAGCAGCGAGTTCACCGAAAATACCCGGTTCGTGATGGGGAAGAGCGCCTATGCCATCCGTGGTCTGAACGATTTTACGAGAGAGTTTACGGATGATGCGGACAGCGTTCACCTTCTGACATTCACCGTGGAGCGGAACGAGCCGCTGCCGCAGGACAGCATGGAAAAGCAGTGCGCGGACTACGGCTCGTTCTCGTGGAAGCCCGTGCTGACGGCAGCAGAGGAAATGCCCGTCGGAACGACGCAGACGGTTGCGGTGCAGAGCGTCCGGAACGGCGCTGTCGTCGTTTCTACGGACGAACATCCTATCCGGTATCTCTTCTACAGCAGCGACGAAAACGTGCTGACAGTGGACGACAGCGGCCTTGTGACGGCGGTGAGAGCCGGAAGCGCTGTTATTACGGTGTGTCTGGCGCAGAATCAGGAGATCAGCGCGGACGTTACCATTACCGCGGCAAAGAGCGGAAATTCGTTCACGGCGTTTACCACGCCGCCGCCGGCGACATTGCGGGCGTTCGATTCCGCTACATTTTCCGCCGCGTTCTTCCGGAACGGAGCGGCAACGGATGAGGCTGTGGAGATCGTCGTTTCCGGTGCGCCGGAAAGCGCTTACTCCATCGAGAGCGCCGGAGAAAACATCTGGAAGATCACCGGGTATGCCGCGGCGTTCGACCCGCTGGTCATTACAGCGGTCTGCGGAGAATACAGCGTGACGGCTCAGACAGCACTTACCACATGACCAACGGAGGATATCAGTTATGGATTGCAAATATGCCTATCTTGACCCGCCCAACGAACATATCTTATGCCGCAGGGAGACGCCGCCCGGGTTCGGCGATAAGGCAAGCTATTTCCACGCGCTCTGCTCCTGCCAGGAGTTCTGCCCGGCAAAGAACTGCCACAAGCTTTCTCCCGACTGGGGAGAGTGCATGAAGCGCAAAGAAGATCCCACCGCTCCGGCGGTGAAGACTGCGGCCAAACGCAAAAGCGGAAGCCGCAAGTAAAAAAGACCAGCCGAAAAGGAGTGTTATGCATGGCTGTCATCACGATTACCGAAGCGGATCTTGCGAAAGCGAGCACCTATGTTCCCATAGAGTCAAAGGACCGCATCGCCCGCATCGTTGCCGCGTTCTGCGTTGAACCGGCGGACGGGGAAAACGGCGCGCCCGTATATCGAGAGAACCGTAAACTCCGGCAGATGTTCCTCATGGGCATTCTGGCGGAAATGTATCTGCACCGAGATTACCGGATCCAGCGGGTAAAGCTCGGAGAGAGCGGCGAAGAGCAGGATGTGAGACTGCTCATGCAGCTTTCGGAGTATGACGATTGGGCTGGATCTCACGTCATCAATCAGCTGGAACGCTTGAAAAAGGACAAAACAAAGAAGGTTTCCAACACGGTATACGACCTTCTTTATGACTATAAAGCCTTTGAAGGCATGATCTTCGGCGCTATCCGCGATGAGCTGGAAGCGCGGAACGATGCGCTGCATCGTGCGGCGGCGGTTCTCTGCGAGATCACGCCGGACATGATAAAAACTGCGGTCGGCGAGATCCGCGAAGCCGCGAAGAACGGCGGGGATGCCCATGAAGCAGAATGACTGGGTGAACGTTCAACCGACGACGGACTCCCCGTACTACCCGTTTTGGAAGGTCTTGGCGTCAAACTCCATGGCAGGAGCGGAAACGCTGCCATACCTTCTGTCGCGGTACCTCATGGACATGGAGAGCCCCGGTTACACGCCGCCGAGCGATAACCGCTACCCGCGGGCTCGGCTGAAGAAGCTGCTCTACTGGGACGGCGAAAGGCCGCTCTCCCAGCCGCTTCCCACGGGAGAGCAGATACGCACGATACTGTTCGACCCGGAGCTTCCGGCCAATCCGCCGGATGAAAAGCGCGGCTACCGCGTGTTTGCGCAGGATCTTACGCGCCAGTCGCAGTACAACGCGCAGTCCATCCTTCGCATTGCGCTGGGAGAGATCACGACGATACGGGACCGGAACCGCGCGGTGTACCGACAGACGGTTATATACACCATCATGACCAACTACGCGCAGGAAGCAAATCTCGGAACGCCGGGAAACTCCCGCTCCTACGCGATGCTTCAGGCCATTATGGAGGCGACAGAGGGAGTCAACGTCGGCGGCGTTGGACCGCTGTTCATGAGCCGCGTGACCAAGGTGGACGATGAACGCGCCAATCTCGGTTACAAGCTCTACCAGTATGTGGACTGGTACGGCACAGACGAACACCCGACGTTCGCCGAATGACAATGTTATGGACGATGCAAAGGAGTTTTTATGAGCATCGAAGATAAATACGCGGAAGCCATACGCGAGAATCGACCGGTGGAATATGCGGGGCTGGAGTTCTGGCCGCTGACGGTGCGCGATTATGCCCTGTACCATAATGCGCGGATCGCCTTTGAGCTGATGCAAAGATCCCTGCCGCCGAAGCTGGCGCGGCTTTCGTGGTGCGCGTGCCTGTACGAACTGGATAAAACCGCGCAGGAGCAGAACATAGCCGGAAATTTCTTCTATTTGGCTATGGCAGTGCTTGTAAAAGCGCTGCGGCTCGAGACGTTTTCCGACCGAAGGACCGGGGAAGCGATGCTGCCCATCCAGTTTCAGACGCGGAACGGCGTGCTTGACGCGATTTTCATCCAGGGCGAGTTTTGCCTCAGCATGCCGCAGATGGACGAGGTGCGGCGCATTATTGCGGCACAGAACTGCTATGAGATACCGGATGAGAATTATAACCCGGAGCTCGTTGCCGCGCTGCAGTATACTGCCGCGCAGCAGGAAAGCGATCTTGTGCTGGACTTTGACGCGCTCGTCTATTCCGTGGCGATCAACGCGCACACCGATCCGGCCTCCGTGTGGGGCTGGACGATCCGAGACTTTCAGAAAACGCAGGAGGCCATCGACCGAACGCTTGGATATCAGGTCTATACCACGGCTTCCATGTCCGGCTTCGTGACCTTTCCCAAGGGCAATCCCTTCCCAACGTGGAAATACGCCCGCAAGGTCAGTCTGCCGGGCGCCATGAAGACCATCGACGATCTCGACGCGGGAGCTAAAGGGCTTCTTGCTGACACTACAAAGGAGTGACTTTCGATTATGAACTACACGTTTAAGCCCGACTATATGTTCACCAAGGGCATTGTGTATGCGGAGTTCTTTGACCCCGCTACCGACAACCTCGTTGGCTTTTCCAAGTACGTCACCGATTTCGGCCTGAACGGCAGCATGAATAGCGGCGACGTGGAAGGCGGCCCCGGCAACATGCTCGTCATGTGTATCCCCGACACGGCCCGCCTTGCTATCACGGCGAAGACGGCGGACAGCGCGCTCAACAACATGGCGATCACCATCGGCAGCGACCTTGCCGCCAACGGCGTTGTGGAGACCAGCACCGTTGTTACCGCAACGGGCGCCAATCTGACCATCAACAACGCGGTGGCTCCGCTCGGCGGTTCCAACGGCGCGGTTGCCTACGTTCTGACGAGCTCCGGCTCGGACAAGGCGACGGTCGAGCAGAACAGCGGAACGGCGTATCCCGTGTCCTCCGCCGGCGTTATCACCGGCTTCACGGCCGTCAGCGGCAACAGCTACTGTGTGAAGTACTTCGTGCAGAACTCCAGCGCTCTGCAGCTCGGCATTCCGGCGCTCTTCCAGCCGAAGGTCGTGCGCGCGCACTTCGCCGTCAACTGCTACGCGAAGAAGACCGGTTCGGATGTTATGGCGTCGAGTCTCTACAAGATCCGCCATTACTACATCCCGTACTACTTCTTCACCAACGGTATGCAGGACAGCGTTGGACAGACCTCTACCGGCAGCGTTGACCTCTCCGGCAACTGCCTGACCTACGAGGAGGCCGTCGGAGCCGGTCTGTGCGACAACTCCGGTTCTCAGTCCTACGGTTTCATCGTGGACGAGTTCATCGGCAGCGACACGAGCACCTATGGCGTGGACGGCATCTACTTCATCGGTCTCGGCTCCGGCGCGTCTGTTGCCCACGGCGAGACGATCACCCTGCCGGTGAAGTATTCGGTCGGCGGCATCCTTGCCAATATCTCCGATATGAGCAAGGTCACGTTCGCGTCCGCTGCGGCGGCCACGGCCAAGTTCAACGATGCGCACAGCAATGTGCTGTCCGGCGTTGCGGCTGGCAACACCACCGTTACCGTGAGCGTTACCAATACGCTGACCGGCGAGACCTATACGGACACGATCCCCGTGACCGTTACCTGAGCATGATAAAGCCCCGATCCGGCATCGGGTCGGGGCTTTCCCCCTGCTTCGCTGAAAGCGCGTGAAATATCACGCTTTTTCCGGGAATCAGGAGTGATTTTCATGAGCGTACTGGACCAGTATTACACCATCCGTTCGCGCATACAAAGCGCCGTAGCCTCCGCACAGTCGGAACTGGCGGCGGGGCTGAAAGCGGCTATCCGGCGCTCGGCGGACGAGCGGGTATACAGCTATGAGGCGTCGCCGTGGGCGATGGAACGCCGCCGGTATCAGCTCGGCGCAGACAATAATCTCTCTGCCGTTATCAGCGACGACAGCGTGGAGATCACCAACGAGACGACGCTGCAGACCAACGGAAGCGAGCCGGAAACGCCGTGGGTAGAATCCGGTTATCGTCAGGGCGACGCCGGACCGCGCCCGTTCATGGAAGAAGCGCTGCGGGATTTTGTGGATTCCAGCGAGGCGGAGGCCATCGTCGTATCGGCGCTGTTGGCGGCGGGGTTTGAAGTCGAAGCGGGTTAGTTTATGCCGTTCTGTTTTTCCCATTCCAGCAGCCAGGGGTTTTCCTCGTACAGTTTACGGCGACGCTCATCAATTTCTGCGTTTGCCTTTTCCAAGCGCCGCTTTCGCTCTTCAATTTTTGCGTATTCGGCGTTCAGATCCACAACAGACGCGCGCCCGGAATTTTCACAGTCGGAGCGTGCGCAGTCAAAAGCTGCTGCATCGGATAGTCCGGCGGATTTGTATATGTTGTATTCCGTGTTGAGTTCAAGCAGCTCGATCAGGAAAGTCTTCAGGCTCACTTCTCACACTTCCTTTCTACCATATATGGCAAGCAGACAGCCAAAACGCAACCATTTCAATAAAGAAATTTTATCACGCTTTCCAATAAAGCTCAAGTACAGGCGGTGAAAAAATGGCAGATACCATTGTCCTGCGGACAGAACTGCGAGACGGCGCCAACGTTCTGGCGCAGCTGACGCAAATCGACGCGAAGGCGAAAAGCCTGGGTGCCAAGCCGGTCACTATCGAGATAAAAGTTACCGGTGCGGCCGGGATCGAGAACTTGACACGCCAGCAGCTCGCATTGGCTTTGGCCCAAGAGCGCCGCCGTATAGCCGAAACAAACCTTGCGATTGCACAGGAGCGCACAAAGCAGACGGCAAACCAGGTGGCGGCGGCAAATACCCGCCTGCAGCAGGAGACCCAGCGAACCACTACCGAACAGGAGCGGCAAAAGACGGCAGCGGCAAACCTGACGCTGCAGCAGGAACGGACGAAAACAGCCACTGAGCAGCACGCAAATGCGGAAGCCAATCTTCAAAGGCAATTAAACGGCACCTCACAGGCAGCTTCTTCGTTGGGGGCTTCTCTGGTAAAGAGCTTGGCAAATAGAGCATTGACGGCTGCTTTGCAGGCGATGCGGCAGTCCCTCCGCGAAGCTCTGTCCACCATGAAAGAGGTGGACAGCGAACTCACCACGATCCAGAAGGTCACGGGGGCAAGCGACAGCTATATCGCCGGGCTTAACGACCGCGCTTACGAAACCGCGAGCAAATACGGCGTGAAGGCCAACGAGTTTCTGCAGAGCGTTGCCGAGTTCAGCCGCGCCGGTTACGGCGAGCTGGCGGAAGGGCTTGCCGAAGTTGCTACGAAAACGCAGCTCGTCGGCGATATCAATTCCGAGACGGCCAATAAAATGCTTATCGCCATGGACGCCGCGTATCAGCTCGGCGGCTCCGTGGAGGAGCTGTCTCTCATCGTAGATCAGGCGAACGAGATCGACAACCACTATGCGACAAGCATCGAAAAACTGGCGAGCGGCATGCCTATCGTCGCCTCGGTAGCGGCGCAGGCACACATTACGCAGGAACAGCTTCTGGCCGCGCTCGGAACGATCACGGCGAAAACGCAGGTGTCCGGCAGCGAAGCGGCGCGCGCGTTCCGCGCCATCGTCCTCAACATCATGGGTGATACCACGACGGAGGTTGAGGAAGGCGTCACCGTAACAAAAGAAGAGATCCAGAGCCTCAGCGATGTTCTGGAAGTTTACGCGAGTGACGTGGTTGAGGCGGCGAGGGCGACCGGCGAGCTTGTCAATCCGATGGAAGCCATTGCCGCGCTTTCCAAGGCGATGAAAGAAGGCGCGCTGACGGAGCAGCAGCTCATGGAGATGCTGTCCGGGCTTGGCGGAAAGCTCCGAACCAACTCGCTCGTCGCGCTCGTTGAAGGTTTTGATACCTACAAGAAGATGCTGGAGTCTCTGGGAGACGCTGCCGGAAGCGCGGACAACGAAGTGGGCACAATGCTCACAAGCTGGCAATCCAAAGCCAATATCCTCAAAAACACCTGGACAGATCTGGTTCAGACAATCGCCGGGTCCGATAAGTTCAAAGCGTTTCTCGATGATGCCAACAGCGCTTTAAGTACATTAGTCGAGTTGTTTAGCGGAGACGAGACAACGTCAGAAGACTTTCGCAGCGCCTGGCAGGAAGCAGCGAATGAACGCGACGCGCTTATAGCAAAGGGCGAGAAGTTGACGGATCAGGAACAACTCCGCCTTAACTATCTACGGGAACAAACAAAGGAACTGGCGCGGCAGGCGCTATATACCGAAAGAGAAGAAATAAGAACACGGCTCGAGGATCAAAGGGCGACTCCCGATTATGTCTGGATGAGCGCGGGTGCAGATGCGACAAACAAGAACACCCTGTTAAACCAGCTTGGGGCCTTAAAGAGCGACTACTACCAGACCGGCGCGAAAACTCTTTCACAGTATCAGGATGGGCTGAAAGCGCTTAGCGAGCAGTATCAAGGATACGCCACTGTCCTGGAAGAGGCACAGGACGCAGGGCTCAAGCTGAATCAGGCAGATGAACGAGCGCTGGCGGCGTGGGGAAAACTGCAAAGCGCCATCGCTGATCTTAACCAGTTAACGGGAGAATCAACAGAAGAAACCGAAACCAGCACGGACACTGCTTCCGACAATGCGGATGCAGTGGATAAACAGGCGGAGTCCTATGAATCGCTCTCTGACCGCGTAAAGGACGCGACCAGCGCGATAGACAGCTTTAAGAAGGCGGCGGCGTCCGATCAGGACGACGGATTCCAGGACATGGCGGACGCTTACGCGAAAACCATGGAGGAGATCGCCAACGGGCGCATCAGCAGCAACACGGCACAGGCGGGCTATGGTCTGTTCCTCTCTGATAAGGAGCGCGAAGCTCTCGAAAATGATCCGCAGAAAATGGCGGCATACATTCAGGGGCTTGAAGGTCTGAAAGCCATGCTCAGCGGCGGCGGAGAGGATGCCGGAGCCGGGTTTGCACAGTGGCTCTATAATGCGGCGGATGCGGAAGGAAAACTCCGCGACGAAAACGGAAAGCTGCTGGCGTCTTTTGAGAAAACGGACAGCGGGCTCAGCTTCACCGTGGAGAGTCTGCAGGATCTCGCCGACTATACCGGAGTTTCGGAGGACGTTATCCTATCCTGGGCGGAGGCCATGGGTGTCTACGGCTCTGAAATCTACAACGCGGGCGATCAGGCACTCAAACTCGCCGAAGACGTAGGCGCGCTGACGAAGGCAGCAGACGGGACGCAAAATGTTGATCTTGACAAATTCCGCAAAGGCTTGAGCGAAGCCGGAAAAAGTCAGGAGGAAATCGAAGGACTTGTTTCTACGCTTCAGAGCATCGATGGGATCACTTTCGAGGCGACAGAAAGCGCGCTCGATGAGGTATCCGAGTCCGTTGATTCATTGCCCGAAGATGTAAATATCAAGCTCATGGCCGATGCCGTACCAGCGCTGGGGGCTATTCAGGAAGTAGAATCCACATTGTCCGGCCTGACCGGGAAAAACTGGACGGTCCGCATTGGCGCGAACATCGCGGGATTTAATATAGGACACAAAGCCTCGGGCGGCAAGAGCTCCGGCGGCGGTCTTACGCTTGTCAACGAGCAGGGACCGGAGATCATTCAGGAAGGCAGCACGGCGCGCATTGCCGGAGGCGGCGAGCCTACGGTAACGATGCTGGCACCCGGCGCGATGGTGTACACGGCGCCGCAGACGCGCCGGATGCTGCACGGACAGCGGCCGGCCGGCCTGTTTCGGGCGGCGGCGAAAGGCTACTACGACCCGACGGGAGAGCTCGGAAACCCCGACAAGGGCAAGTTTTATGTCCCCGGTCTTTCCGGGAACGCCGGCGGTTCCGGCGGCGGAGGCGGCGGTTCCGGCGGTTCCGGCGGCGGAGGCAACAGCGAATACTGGAAAGAGCTGCAGGAAGCGATGGACAAGAAGTTCGACGAAGCAGAAAAAGCCCGCAAAGCCGAACTTGCCGATCTGGACGCGCAGCTGGAAGCACTCAAAAAGGCTCGAGACACCGAGGAAGACCGGCTGGAGCTTGAGGAGAAGATCCTCGCTGTTACGGAGGCGCAGGCAAAGCTCGCCAACGCGCAGGCGGAGCGCAATGTGCGCATGTACAACGCCGCTACCGGCCAGTGGGAATGGATCGCCGACCAGAAGGCGGTGCAGAGCGCCAAAGACCAGCTCAAGAAGGCGCAGGACGCGCTCGACAAATTCCGAAAGGATCAGGAATACGACGCGGCGGTTGCCGCCATCAAGGCGCAGCAGGACGCGGTTAACGCCCGGTACGACGAGCTGGAAAACAAGTGGAAAGAGATCCTTGAGTCCGTGGAAGAGCCGCTGCGTGAGATCGCGGACATTTTGGCGGATGTCGCCAAATCCGGCACCGACCGGCAGAAGGGCGAGACGGGCAATGTCAAGTCTCTTGCGGAGCGGATCGCCGACTTCATCGCAACAAACCCGTCCGGCTGGAAGCTTCCGGGCTACGACTCCGGCGGCGTGCTGCGCGGCATGGGCGGCGTGAAGGCCACAAACGAGGACGAGATCATTCTCGGACCGGCGCTTTCCGCAAAAATCCTCACGCCGACGCCGAACGCGCAGTTTGACGCTTTCGCGCGGGCTCTGGGCGCTGTTTACGGCATGCCCAATGCCGGGATACCCACGGCGCCGACGAACTCTTACGGAGCCTCTACGGATAGCCACGACACGGTATATTCGTTCCCAGGCGGCATCAACCTTACCGAGCAGCAGGCGAACACCACGACGCTCGGAGAGCTTGCGCGGCAGCTGCGGATACTGAATCTCACCTGAAAGGAGACGGAAATCGTATGATGCAGGATGCCAAAGCCTTTTGGGACGCGATGCGGAGCCATGTGGCGAGGCTGTGCCGGCAGGAGACGGCAAACGCTCTCCGCGCAGAGCGGTACGACGTTACGACCGCGCCGGACGGAAAGGTCATCGGCGTGAGACAGCCCTTCGGGGCACAGGAGATAAAGATACCCTACGCGGCGGAGGTAGCCTCCGCCGCCGTGGGGGACACGGTGCTGGTGGTCTGGTGGGGGTCAATGAGCAACGCGAAGGCGTGGTTCTTCGGCTCCGGACCGGCATAAAGGGGTGAAACAATGCTCAATCAACCATCCAATATCTCCCCGGACGAAATCAACGGAAGCGGATGCGTAGACATCTCGCAGGACATGGACGTGAGCTGGCAGGTGAGCGGCGATTCCCCGATGAGCGCCTATCAGATCACGCTTTATAAAAACGACACCGCCTCCACAAAGCTTTACAGCACGGGAAAAACCACGCTTTCCGCGCCGTGGTGGGGCGTGAACTACGCCGGTGACACCGCTTTTTTCGCCGCGCAGATCGAGGCGGCAAATATGAGCGCCGCCGGCATGGCAAACGGCAACGAATACAAGATGCTCATCGTACAGTGGTTTGCTTCCAACGATGCGGGCGTTTTGTACACGGCGAGCGGAGCGGTAGCCGCCGGACAGTATTATTTCCGGATCAGCGACGCGGAATATGCCGTTTTCACGCTCGCTCAGGCGCTTGCCGCCGGCGACTCCATCCGCTACAGCACGAAAAACCATACTCTCGCTGTGACGGCGAGCGGATTTTTCTACACGCTGACCGTTACCAGGGCGGCAGAAGCCGCCGGAACGGAGCTGACAGGAACAGCCTATAGCGGCGGCGATGAATATGTTCTTCAGACGACGCCGGCGCTTTTTCTTGCCAGAAGCACACCGACGCTCGCCATCAATGCGATCCCGTCTCCGGTGAGCGTAAAGGAATATTCTTTCACGGCGACGTACTCTCAGGCGCAGGGCGATTCCATCAACTGGGTACGCTGGCGGATTGCCGATAAGGATGATACGGCGAACCCGTTTGTGGACACGGGGAAAATCTCCGGAACAGGCGAGCTGCGGGTCGATTATAACGGATTTCTCACCGGGAACGCCTACTCAATCCAATGCACCGTGGAGACGGCCAACGGTGTGAGCGTTACGACGGGGTGGGTGGACTTCAATGTTTCCTATACCGTGAGCGAGACGACCGGCAACGTGACGGCGTGCCAGCTTGCCAACGAACCGTGCGTTTATGTCAAGTGGACGCCTGATGTTCTGGCACAGGGCTATACGGTGCTGCGCCGAACGGTTGGCGATACGAAGCTCAAGAAGCTGGCCTATGTCGGCGCGAACGTCAGCGAGCTGCGCGACTACAGCGCCAAATCCGGGGAATCGTATGTGTATTACGTTTTCCCCGAAGGCGCGCTCGTCTATCTCACGACCCCGATGGTGTCGAACGAGGCGCCTGTACAGTTCTGGTTCTGGGCTATCCTTGAGACGGAATACGACGCGCAGACGCAGTACTACAACGTTGTTGCGGCGTACTTTTTCCGGTACGGCAAGGACGGAGTGAGCGCCGGTTCCGTTTCCAACAACAATACGCCGACGCTCGAACGAAATTTCACCCGGTATCCCACGAGACAGCCGGACGCCTCCAATTACCTTACCGGAACGCTTTCCGGGTTCATCGGCGGATTTATCAACGGCAAGGCGTACAAGGACACCGTGAAGCAGTTCGACGCTCTCATGACGCTGAGCAATTCAGACAATACGCTGTTTCTTCTCAACCCGAAGGGGCACTTCCTCCGCGTCCACACGGCGAGCGCTACGGCGATCAGCATCGACTACAAGAGCCGGGTGATGCCGCAGACGGGAACGATCTCCTGGGCTGAGGTCGGGAGCACGGACGGCATTTCCATCGTTTCCGCAGACGGCAGCCAGTTTTACCCGACGGACAACATCGTGTTTACGACGATCACCATCGACCCGGCAACGGGACGGCTGCTCTGGACGACGGAAACGCCTTACGAAAACGGCTCTGTGCTGTCGCTCAACGAGGACGGCGAGCTCATTCAGACGGCGAACGGCTCCTTCACTCCGGCCCGCATGGCGCTCGACGCCGATACCGGGACGCTGACGGCTACCGTCCGCTGAGGAGGGAGGCGGCATGAGCGACAAAACGATTATCGGCGCGGAGAACCGGTATGCGGCGTATCTGAACGCGCTGAAGACCGACTTCACAAAGGTGACGCGCCTGGAATTTCTGACCCCGAGCGGCAGTGTGGGATACGCGCTCGACAACGACTATAAAAACCGGCGGTCGGGCGCGTTTCTCCAGCAGGGAGCGATCTCCTGCAATCTTCAGAACGGCGCGCACCGGCAGGCGGATATCACGCTTTCCAATCTGGACGAAGAATACAACTACGCCGTGGGGCAGATATGGTTCGGGCAGCAGATCCGCATTCTGGAAGGGCTGCTTCTGCCGGACGGGACGGAATATCTCATCCCGCAGGGGGTCTTCGAGATCGTCACGCCGAAGGAGACGGTCACGCCGGACGCGAAGACCGTTACCTACCATTTGACGGACAAATGGGCGAATCTGGACGGCACGCTCCGCGGGAATCTGGAGGGCGCGTACTCGGTGGCGGCGGGAACCAACATTTTCGAGGCCATCGACTCTGTGCTCCGACTCGACCGGTTCACGATGGACAACAACGGGACGAGCCCTCTCGATGCGACAAAGCCGATCTTTACCGGCTATTACAACCACATGACGCAGACGCTCTCAGACGGCACGCTGTGGCCGCTTACGACGACGCCATATACATACCTTTCCGCAGACAATGAAACGCTTGCAGACGTGGTTCTGGGGCTGTGCGAGATGCTGGCGGCGTGGGTGGGATATAACCACATCGGAAGGCTCATTGTTGACCCATCGCAGGACGATATCGCCGATGCTACGAAGCCGGTGCTGTGGAACTTCACCGACGCGGAAAAGCAGTTTCTCGGCGCGGAGTATACATTCCGGAATACAGAGGTCTACAACGACATCATTGTAGCCGGGGCAACATCTGACGAAGGACGGACGGCGCGGGCGCGGGTGCAGAACCGCGACCCTGCCTCCGACACCTGCATCAGCCGCATCGGGCTAAAGACGCAGCGGCTCGAAATGCCGAACTACTATTCGGACGAGATATGCCGCGATTATGCAGAGTGGAAACTGAAGCGAACCACGGCGCTCACGAAAGAGGTGGCAATTACCTCAACACAGATGTTCCACATTGTGGAAAACGAGATCGTGACGGTGGTGCGCAACGACAAGCAGGGACACCCCGCGGAGCGGTTCGTTGTACAGGGGTTCACCCGCCCGCTCGGACAGCAGGGAACGATGACGATCAACGCGGTAAGCGTGAACGACTATCCGCAGATAACGACTGTTGCCGACGTCATTTCCGGCACGGCGCCGAGCCCCGATAATCCGGAGAACCCCGACGATCCCAAGCCGAACCCCGGCATCGATACGGATCTCACGTTCAGCGACGATTTCTCCACAGAGAACGGCGTTGTTAGCCTCGTGAAGGCGCAGACACCGGAGGAAGGCAACGAACACCCCATCACATCGGCAGCGGTCAGCGAATCCATAGGGAACATCAACGCGCTGCTTGCGGAAATATAAGGAGGGAACAACGTGTCCACATCCACGGAAATCACCAGAATACAGACCGCACGCAACACGATCCGCGACAAACTGATCGACCTTGGGCTTGCGCTGTCGGCCGATACGCTGGACAAGCTGGCCACGGCGATCGCGGGCATTGTGAACAACGGCGCCGTGTCCGCCGAAGTCAAGGAGGGCGACAGCTACACGATCCCTGCCGGATACCACAACGGTTCCGGAACGGTCCTCGGCGTGGCAGGTGGCGGCAACTATGTGCTTCAGGCGAAGGAGATCACTCCGACAAAAAGCCAGCAGAGCGTTACGCCGGACGCCGGTAAATACGGCCTGTCGTCCGTGACGGTAAAGCCCATACCGGATGCGTACCAGAACGTGAGCGGCGTTACCGCGACGGCGGCGGACGTTCTCGTCAACAAGATCATCGTTGACGCGACGGGCAAGACCATCGCCGGTACTCTGCCGGAAAACGGAACGGTGACGGCCACGCTGGATGCTACTACGGGGAAGCAGTCTTACACCATCCCAAAAGGCAACCATTCCGGCTCCGGCAAGGTGAGCATTGTTCTGGAAGAAAAGACCGCCACACCGAAAACAACGGCGCAGACCATGACGCCGACGGCGGGCAAGGTAATCAGCAAGTTCACTGTGGAAGCTATTCCCGCAAAATTCGGCGACGCCTCCAACGCAACGGCGGAGGCCGGAGACATCCTTGCAGGGGAAACGGCCATTTCCCTTGACGCCAACGGGAACGCCGTGGAGGTCGAAGGCACGATGCCGGATCAGGGAACGGTCACGGCGACCATCGACGGACTGACCGTTACGAGTTATACCATACCGGCCGGAAAGCATTCCGGCAGCGGAACGGTATCTCTGACGGACGACATCGAAAAGGCGCTGGCGGCCATTTAAGCGAAGGAGGGGAAGCCAATGCCCGGTATTCCTTCACAAATCGACCGGATAAACAGCGCCAAGGCAGACATAGCGGCTGCCATAGAGGAACAGGGCGTCACGGTGCCGAGCGGGACGATGCTCGACGGCATGGCGACGCTCATCCGGAAAATCGCCCCGGTCATCGACGACCGCGTGATATATACGATGCTGGATATCGATATCGAAACGGGGGCTCTTCTCTGGAGCCACTTTGACCCATATACGGAAGGTTCCGTTCTGTCGCTCAGCGACGATGGCGGCCTTATCCAAACGGCGGCGGGCAATTTCAACATTGCCGTCATGTCACTTGATGCCGAGACAGGTATCGTTTCGGCGAGTGTTTAAATGTACAAGGAGAAACGAACATGGCAACAGTTAATCTCGGACAGGCTGCGATAGTCAGCAAGGGCGCGTACAGCGCGGCGGCGTCTTACGCGCCGCTGAATCTTGTCACGCACAACGGCGGTTCCTATCTGTGCAAGCGGGGCTGCTCGAATATCGAACCGGGCGTTTCGCCCACCTGGCAGACATACTGGGTGGCGGCGACGGTCGGCATCCGGAGCTTTGCCAAAACCGGCGAGACTGCCGATGGTATGGAGTACACCGCCACGCTTTCGGACAACTCCACTTACGTTTTTGTTGTGAAAACGGCGGTGGATTACCCCATCAGCGTGGCAAACGGCGGCACGGGCGCAACGACGGCGGAGGCGGCGCGGGAAAATCTTGGAGCGCTCTCCAACGCCAACGGCGCGGTAGGCACAGCGAATCTTGCTGATAAAGCGGTTGGCATCGCCCAGCTAACGAACGAGGCGCGCTTCGGCACCGAGTTCGCGATCAGCACGCCCGGCTCAACGCCCGATCTCGCGTGGGGAAACGCCCTCATCTGGGTGTGGGGAACGTCAATGACGATCAAGCTGACCGCGGCGGTCTCGGCGCTGCTGCCGCAGAACTGGCAGACGCGGATTTTTGCGAACGACCCGTTCACCTTCGAGTGGGAGGGCATCGGCACGCCGGTCAACGTCGCCAAGGGACAGACGGAGAGCGCGACCGGCTCCATCGCCGTGCCGGCGAAGAAGTATATCGATCTCAAGAAAATCGATAACAACATCTGGATCTTCTCCGGCACTTACGCCAGCCATATGCGCTATGACGGGACGACGGAGCCGTCCGCCGATCTCGGCGTGGACGGCGATGAATATCTTATGTATTCCTAAGGGGTGAGCTGAATGGCATGGTCACGAACAGCGCCTGAGCTGCCGTCCGGCAGTGAGTGGACGCAGGTCGGCACAACGAGCTGGGGAAATAATAACCTGGACATCACAAGCGTCGTTTCCGTCGCGCGCCTGAACGGGAAAGGCTTTGCCGTTCAGGTTGTCGAGACGCGGCAGCATTATAGGTACAATTTCACTGATTTGTACCTCCGCTGCGACATCGGCGGCGTTACCGGCACCCCGGAGACGGGAATCAAAGGCACAAGCAGCAACGGCTCCACAACCGCCTATTTCACCGGCGAGGCCGCCGCAGGCGTTACCGTCGATGTGGTCGTCGGCTTTCGGGCGGACATCAGCTCATCGCTTAAAACGGTGAGCTTTACCGCCCCCGCGCCGCTCGGCGCTACGATTTATTTAAAAGTCGGCGGCGTATGGAAGCCCGCGCAGATCAAGGTCAAGGTCGGCGGCGTCTGGAAAGACGCCGTGGCAAAAATCAAGGTCGGAGGGACATGGAAATGACAGAAAAAGAATTGAGACAGAAGGTCGTCTCCACAGCCGAAGCCTGGCTGGGGACGCGCGAGTACAGCGCCAAGCATCAGGAGATGCTGGGCATCTACAACTCCCAAAGCCCGCTTCCCAGAGGCACGCGGATGCTCGCCTCGTGGCCGTGGTGCGCGGCGTTCGTGTCCACGGTCTCCCTCCAGTGCGGGCTGCGCGACATCATGCCTACCGAGTGCGGCTGCCCCGGCATGGTACGACTCTATCAGGAGCTGGACCGCTGGGTGGAGGACGATGCTTATATCCCATCTCCCGGCGACGTGGTCTTTTATGACTGGCAGGACAGCGGCGTCGGCGACAATACCGGACAGCCCGACCACGTCGGCATCGTGACTGCCTGTGACGGTCAGACGATGACCATCGTTGAGGGCAACTGCGACAACGCCGTCAAAACGCGCAGTCTTGCCGTGAACGCCCGCTTCATCCGAGGTTACGGCGTTCCCGACTTTGCGAGTAAGGCGGACGGCGCAGAGCCTCAGCCCAAACCGGCGCCGGAACCGACGCCGCAGCCTGAACCGGAGAAGCCCGCCAAGGAATCTGCGGTTGACCCGTTCATCACCAAAACGGCCCGCGAGGTCATCGCCGGAAAGTGGGGAAACGGACAGGCTCGCAAAGACGCGCTCGCCGCATGGTTTGCCAAAGCTGTGCAGGACGAGGTGAACCGGCTGCTTGCCTGACACGCAGACGAAACGACATAAGGAGCGACGGATTTATGCTTCCGGATTTTGAGATGGTCGTACACCGGTTTGAAGACCGACCGGATCTGACAATCATTCCCATCAGCGACGTACATTTGGGTGCTGCTGAACACATGGAGAAGGAATGGGCGTCCTTCTGCGAGAGCGTCCTTTCCAATCCCGGTGTCCGCATTATCCTTGTTGGCGATCTTATCAACAACGCCACGCGCAACAGCGTATCCAACGTTTTTGAAGAGACGATGCGTCCCCGCGAGCAGAAAAAGATGATGACGCAGATGCTTATGCCGCTGCGTGACCGTATTCTTGCCAGCGTGAGCGGGAACCACGAGCGGCGCAGTCTGAAGGACGCGGATGACGATCCGAGCTACGATATCATGTGCAAGCTCGATCTGGAGAACCTGTACCGCGAGAATATCGCGTTCATCAAGATCCAGATGGGGAAGGCGCGAGCTGACGGGATGGCAAACCCGACGTATACCATCGTTGCAACGCACGGCGCCGGAGGCGGCATTTATACCGGCGCGGCGGTGAACCGCAACGAGCGCTTCGGCTACGTCATCGACGGAATGGACTGCCTCATTGTGGGGCACACGCACAAGCCGTTCGTTACGCAGCCGAGCAAGATCAAGATAAACCCGTATAACAATACGGTGTCTATGCGACCGTTCAAGGTGGTGTCGGCTACCAGTTGGCTCCAATACGGAGGATACGCTTGCCGCCAGATGCTTCTGCCGTCGAGCCACGCCGTGCAGACGATCACGCTGACGGGGAAACGCAAGGAAATCGTTGTAACTATGTGAAAAAGGGAGCCGAAAGGCTCCCTTTTTTGTTATAAACGATTAACGCGCCTGCGGCAATAATTTTCTGAGTTTTTCCACAGCGTTTTTCAGCGCGAAAAGCAGGATCTCCGCATCGTGCTGCGTTGTCTCCGGGCAGATAGAGATACGCACGGTCTCCAGCGCCTCTTTTTCGGACAGACCGCTGGCTATAAGCACGCGGGACGGCTCCCGGCTGCCGGCGGAACACGCGCTGCCGGCGGAACAGCAGACGCCCTGCGCATCAAGCAGGGGGAGGATCTGCGCGGACGGGATACCGTCGAACCGGATGGAGATAATATGCGGAACAATATCCCAACCAAAGTCTTCCACGTTTATATGGCATCCTTCTATGGATGGCGCATTGTCAATAATGTAGTCACGGACCGAATACATCAACTCAAGATTCATGCGCATGTTTTCTACGCGGTATTGGAGCGCGGAGGCCATAGCCGCGGCAAGAGCCACGGACGGCGATCCGGGACGAGCGCTGTTTTCCTGTCCGCCGCCATGGAAAAGCGGAGAGATCGGCGGAGAATTTTTCCTGGCATAGATAAACCCAATGCCCTGCGGAGCGCCGAATTTATGCCCTGCGGCGGTCAGATAGTCGCAATCGAATCTTCTTACAAATACGTTGATCTGACCGACAGCGGCTACACCGTCCAGGTGCAGGAGCGGATACTCTGCGTGATACCCGGCGATGCGTTTTCTGGAAAGGACTTCCCCGGTTTCGCTGTTCACATAGGGAACGGAAATCCCCAACGCCGGGCGGTTCACGGCATACTGCGGGATGTTCCAGACAGAGGCATGGGATGTATTGCCGTAAAGTACGGCGCCGTGCCTGAGCATAGTGTGGATCACAAGATTGTTCGCCTCTGTGCCGCCGGAACAGAAATAAATCTCTTCCGGCTCTGCACCAATACAAGCGGCGACGATTTCGCGGGATTCCTCCAAAGACTTCTTTGCGGCTCGCCCTGCGGCGTGCGCGCTGTCCGGGTTTCCTTTTGGCGCCCGCAGAAAAGCCGCTAAGGCGCATTCCAACGTCGGTGTGGATGCGGCGTGGTCGAAGTAGTACATGGACATTACCTCCGTTAAAAACTGCGTCAGACGGCGTGCAGAGCGCTCTGCGCGACCGGCGCGTCAAGGATATCGCTGAACGTTTCCGCAAGGGCTGTCTTGGTGAGGCGCTGCGCGTAAATGCGCGTCGTAGACGGCTGAGCATGGCCGAGAATTTCGGAAATGCTCTCGATGGGCGCGCCCTTTTCGAGCAGGGACGACGCGGATGCGTGGCGCATGGCGTGGGTACGGCAGGAGGCTTCTTCACCGAGAATGGACGCGGTATAGTTCTTGATAAGCGTGGAGAGCTGCTGGCGCTCCAAGCTCTTCCACGCGCCTGTGAGACGGTCACAGCAGCCGAACAGCGGCTCGGTGTCCCCTGCGTCCGCCGGGCGAATACCGGAGCTCAGATACGCTCTGACAGCCTCCTGCGAAGCGGAGGGGAACGGGACTACACGGGGTTTGTCTCCCTTCGTTACGCGGGCGTACAGGGCCTTCTTATCCCAGAAGAGATCGGCGGGAGTGAGCGCGCGCAGTTCAGAGTTGCGGAGACCGCTCTGGAAGAGCAGCGTAACTTCGGCCTTCTCACGAAGCCAGGTATGCGGCTTGCGGGTATACACCGGCTCTTCGGCATTGAGAAGCGCCATGATCTGCTGCTCGTCCAGGATGTGGGAATATTCCTTCTTATGCGCTGCGGCGAGCTTGCGCTTGGGAGGACGGAGCTCATCCGGCACGGCGTTTTCGCTGAAGATGCGGATGGATACACCGTACTTGGAGAGCGCACGAAGATGCGTCAGGTACAGATCCGTTGTCACGATGGACCAGCCGCCGTCCTCTACGAACGCGACGACCGACTGCGGGCAGAACTCAGAGAAGCCGTTTTTCTCCATGCTCTCGCGGAAGCGGCGGAACGTGCCGGTGTAGGCTTCGATGGACGCCTCCGTCCACTCGTTGCGGCGCATCTGCGCGGTGAACATTCTGACAACCTCATCGTAATTTTCAAACATCTTCGTGACCTCCTTTTGCTTTATGCTTTATATGCCGGGCAGACAGGCGTTTTGCAACCGCCGCCGGAAGAAAATTTTTCCTCGGAGCCGCCGAACGAGAGCGCGACGATCTCCTTTTCCCGCGCGGCCATGTCTTCCGAAAGATAACTGACGGTCGTTTCGCAGTATTCGCAGACGCGCTTTGCGTCTTCCGGGTCGAGAGGATGGTCGAGATCGTCGAGCGTGTAGAAGATCAGGTCGGAGAGCATCTGAAGAAGCCCTGCGGCGCGGCGGAAGGTGCGCTGATCGCGCTGGGCTTGGAGGAAAAGGGAAGCGGATTCGCTCATCGGTGTTATACCCCCACTTCGTCACCGTGGCGGGCGTAGGACGCGACGCACATATTCTTGAGCGCAAGGTCGAAAGCGTTGCGGAGGTCGGCGTCATTAGCAATGACGGAGAGCTTTGTAACCTTATCCGCTTCGGCTCTTGTGCCGCCGTTCTGCAGGATGCGTCTTCGGCGGTTTTCCACACGGCGCGTCAGATCCGAGCGCGTAGAAGATTCCACGGTCATGTAAAGCTGATTGAATGCGACGCGGTAATCCAGATCATAGTCAAGGCAATACTGCCGGACCTTCCGGTTCATCTGCTCCTGCCATCCATCCGATACGGCGGTCGGAGCGAGCACGGCAACGATGCCGTCGTTGAATCTTTCGAGCTTGTCCACCGATTCCGACAGCTCGGCAAGCTGCTTTTCGTGGTCAACCAGAATCTGCGCCTGGGCCAGAGCCTGCTCGGCCAGAGTCATGGGCTTTGCGGAATAGCTTCCGGTTTGGCGGACGGAGGGAAGAATTTCAGCCGTCACCCACCGTTTGAATTTTTTTGCGTTGGGTAGCTTGCTGGAAAGAATCAGGCTGTACACGCCGCTTTCGTTGATGATGGTAACGTTGGGGTTCCCGCGAATACCGTCGCGAATCGCGACGGTTTTCTTATCCTCTGCGTCAACATGCTTCGCCAACGCGTCGCGTGGGTTGTTATAGCCGAGCGCGATTGCTACATCCTTTCCGACAAACCACGGTTCGCCGTCGATCATAACGGTGCGGATAGTGCCAAACTCTTCGTTGTTGAATGCACGCAGGGAATTGCTCATAAGAAATCCTCCATAATAATATAAAATTGACAATTTCATGGAGGCACGCTATAATGCAGAAAAGATTTGCACGTTCGCGTGCCTCTCTGCTCAACCTCCTGCGCTGTACTATCTTGCCGGATGAACAGCGCCGGAGGTTTCTTATTTCGCAGACAAAAGTAAATGTATGCCTCGCCGGATAGCTTCGCCTCGTGTAATGCCGTGCTCCCGGCAATACGCTTGCAGACGGTTTTCCGTTTCTTGATCGAGTCGAATGGTATACCGGACTTCTTTCGGCTTTTCTACCTTTGGTCTGCCTTTCGCGGGTGACATGATATCATCGCCTCCTTTATGTCACGCATTTATTATATTAAATGTCACGCAAAAAGTCAACAGCATTTCTCATAGTCATCTTGATTTTTTTGATGCTCATATTTTTATTGTATAATACATGCGCAATGGCTTTTATCATAAATTATTCAGGTGCTTACGGTTGACGGGATGTTGTGCGCGCGATAGAATGAAAGTGTAGAGCTATAACGAAGCGTTATACCCCTCCTTTGTTAGATGACTTCCCCAATTTTGGGGAGATCTTCGGCGAGCGGCAAACCTCTACCCTGATTTGTGGTGAGGGTGGAACGAAACGTTCCGGGGGGGTCTTAACTCGCTCAAAATCGAGCGGGTTTCCACCGCGGGGAAGGCCTTTCAGACATTTTTGTTCAATAGGTCGGACGGACTGCCGGTCGCACGGTTGGATAATAGGGTAACGATTCGTTACGCTATTCAAGGGTGCCCTGAAACGGGGCATGGGGGGTGGTGAAACGCCACCTCCTTTCGGACGGTGGTACGTCTGTCCAATTTTGGACAGCCAAACTTCTGCAGCTCGTTGCAAAAAGTTGCAATGAAATCATCTTCAGCCGAGAAAGACCGCTTATTGGCGGTCTTTTCTCTTTTCCTGCATCAGTCGTAGGGATCAGCATATGGACACGAATCCGCGCAGCGACGTTCGGTCAGTTCCAGCGCCTTGTACAGCGCGTCACGCTTAGAGGAAGCGGAGGCGACAATATAGGCGGGCGGCTCCGAATTGTCGTCCGCCGTGATCGTGATGCGGTAGGTTTTCAACAGCGCCTGATTTTTCTGCTTAATCACCGGTGGGTTCCCCTTTCCCTGTAATCAGTTCCGAATAAGGCAAGGTCTCGATCCATGCGCACAGCTCGCGCCACTCGTCGAGCTTATGGTTCCGGCGGGATTTGTAGATGTTCGCCAGAACCTCGTAGTTCAGCATGATCGTTCGGCGCTGGTTATAGCTGGACGGCAGAAGCTGGATCATCTGCCACCAGTACTTTTTGTCTTTTGTTTCGAGATATAATTTCCGATAGGAGTTCAGACATTCGATTGTTGTTAACAGCGCCTGCATTGGGCTTATGCGAACCTCAATCTCCTGAGCCCCCATGCTAACGGAATTGATAATATGTTCATGGCTGAAATCATCCAGCTCAAATTCCTTCGCATGGATCTTGTGCATGGTGCTGCACGAATCCGTGACCGTGCCGACCTTGTAGGTATCGAACTCCTTCAACCAGTACAGCGGCGCTGTAATATCAAGGTAAACGGCGATCATCCGCATGAACTTACGATGGTCTGTACCCGCATTACGGAGACGAGTCATGAGACCGAGGTCATTGTCCCCAAGACAATACTTTTGAGACAGATACTTGTCGTTAATAGCTGCCGGATTAGTCGTCGGAATTCCTATCGGATACCATTCGCTATCACTTTTTTTCCAGGAATTCTTCGGGTTTCGCATGCCACGGATCGCGGCTTCCCAGCCGCAGGTTTCAACGTTCTCGATCTTTATCATTTTCTTTTCTCCTGTTCTTTTTCTGCTTGACGAGGTAATGGAGAATGGCGATCGCTTCTAACAAAAGCGCAATATCCACCGATACGATCGCAGTAGCGAGGGCTAAGTACAGCGCATCGGGCATATCAAAGCCTCCCGACGGCTCGCGCGGCCATATACTGCCCGTAGGTCAGACCGGCTGCGCGGGCCTTTTTGGATATATCCGCGATGGATTCAGCCGGCTTTTTTGCCGCTCTCTCGGCAAAAGCCTCTTTTGCTTGCTTCTTTCGGTACAGCACGCCATGCTGATCGCAGCAGTACTGTTTATTGGGCGAGTTTTTCCAGAATTTCTGCCCGCAGTACGGGCAGCGGGTGAGACCGAAACGGCGGTTTTCTCCAGATTTTTTATAGCTCATAGTGTTTCCCTCCTGCGCCTATTGCCGCACGAAGCTGCGGCGAGATCATTTTCCGCTCGGCTTCCTGCATAAGAAGCCGCTCTGCCTTGCGCTTGGACATGGGCTTCGGTTTTGGCTGGATTTCCCCGCGCTTGGCGGCCATAGCCGTGGGATTCGTTTTGTGCTGTCCCATCGTTAACCTCCCCACAAGGTACGGCGAATTTCTTCGTAGCTCTCCGTTACCTTTATACATCCAAACATAGTGTCTGGGGTGAAAACCGCTATCCGGGCTCCGTCTTTTCCGCGCTCAACCCATCTTATCTGGTTGCAATTCAGCAAATAGGTTTCCGCTTCATCACCGGTGTGGTACACTCGGTGTACTTCGATAAAATCACTCATTCTTTTCCTTCCCTTCTTTTTCGGAGATGTTCACGAATAAAATAAGAATAAATGTTCAGCAACACGCCTTCTTCAGTCTCGCTGAGGGAAATGCCCATCATCGCATACTCCGGCCGCAGCACAAGGTGGATCTTGGCTTCCTCCCACTGTATAAGGCTGGCAACGTCAGTCACTACCATTGTCTTCCTCCTTTATTTCTTCCAGAAAGTCAAAGCTGCCGAGAAAGTCGTTGTACTGCCGGATGCAGTATTCCAGAACCGGGAAGTTCTTGATATCCTTCTTGTAATTCTCGGAATAGAATGGCGTATAGGGCTGCCCAAATTCTTCGTCAAGTACCAGGATGTTGTGGAAGTCATCCCAGACGCCCAGCTCCGGGAAGAAGCAGATCGACACGGAAAGCTCGTGGGCCAAGCACCGCTCGGCAAACATAAACGCCTCTGCATGTATCCATGCTCCGCCGGGCCGGAATCCCGCGTCCCGGAGCTGCTGCACGGTCGGGACGTATTTCAGCTTGTAGCTTTTGGCTTTCATCCGAGCCCTCCGACCGCAATAAGCGGGCAATCGCTGCGCCTGTACTGCATATCGCAGGGATTTCCCTCAATGCGCCAGATTTGTTTATCTGCAACGCCGTAGCAGACCGGGAAATCACTGTTTATATACCCACACAGCGGACAGCTGCCGCAGGATTTTGGCATGGCGTCTACCGTAATGCTGTAGATTTTCATTCCGCGTCCTCCTTGTCTCGACGCGACCATCTTTTCTGTAGCCAGGCTATAGACGGGTCTGCGTAGCATTTTGGCTGATCGTGCGGCTGTACCCAGCGAGAGAAGCGGGTGCATCGGATCAAACTGCCGCGGCAGCGTTTCCCGTCGCTATAGTCGCAGAATCGGCATTCACGAATATCACTCATTTTCCTACTCCTTTCGGCATGGCTGGCGGTAGCATCCAGTAATCCGGCGCGTTTTCGCAGTCCGCATACCATCCACCATCTGTATAGGCGCACCAAGATGGAACGCCATCGACGATATTGCAGATGAAGCCTACGGCCATGTTGGTTTCGCTCCCGTTATCGAACAGCATCAGGACATCTTCGTGCATCATCGGCAATTCTTTTTTGCATTTAACCCAGTTCCGTCTCATTGCTAAAACCCTCCTTTCGGCGGTTTGGGAAGCTCTGCCCACGCGACAATGGGCTGGCCGGGATAAACTCTGTCCCACACGAGTTTCCAACGATATTTCATTTCACCACGGATCAGAGCTCGCTCATAGATCAGTGGAAAGACATTTGTGCCGTCTGTTGCGATGACGTAAACCCACTCGAAACCTCTCTGCGTTCGATTAACATCCGGGAGCTTGTCTTTTACTCTGTGCCATTGCGCAACGTCGGCAGAAGGAGTTTGAGCAAAAGCCTCTTCGGCGGTTGCGTATGGCACAGCGCCCTGCGAAAAGTCGTTTGCCAGATCATTAAAGGCTTCGGCAATTATCCCGCTTTCACCGCCCAGCTCATCGAAGGCGCTCTGCGCCTCTTTCGCTTCCTTGCGGATGTAGGCGATCACGTCGCTCTTTTTCATGTATTTATCCATTGTTTCGGCCCCTTACTTCCGTGAGAATTTCCTGTAATAGTTTCTCGACACGGCACAACACGTCGAAAATCAATGCGTCCCAGCCCATTTAAGCGTCGCTCCTTTTCGGTTTGTCGATAGGAAGACAGGCGGCGTTGCAGTAAGTGATGTACTTATCGAGCGGGACAAGCACGGTGTCGTACTGCCTGTACTTCTTGCAGAAGCCGATGCACATTTGTACCGGCTCATCGACCTTACACACACCTCCGGCGCCGTATCCGCTTTCCTGCCACTCTTTCAGGGAATATACCTCTGCGGCATTGGGGTATTCGGTATAGCCGCTGAATGAGCGCTTTTCTTCGTCATTGGTTCGGCTGCCCCACAGCCAACAAGGCATACCGAACTTCCAGCCGTGTATGGTGTGCTTGATGCTTACGGCTACGAGATTTCTTTCATCCATTTTTTACCGTTCCTCCTGTTGTGCTGGTGTGGTGGTTTTGCAACTTCGGACAAACCGTGCATTGACCGCTGCAATATTCCCATCCTCCGCCGCAGGGGCGCACTCCCATTGGAAGCGCTGTTCCAGCGTTTTCGGTAATGGGCGGTACTCGCAGACGAAACAGCGTTTTGATGCGCTGCCCATTTTTCGGCGGGCTGTTCCATGACGCAGTACGGGCAAGCTCAAAATGCTTCATGCATTCTGCGAACGTCAGACCAAGCGCCCTCTCGACCAATTCGCTGTCCGCCCATTCCCCAGATAGAAGCCGACGCATCGTGTCATTGTCCTCACGCATGATCTTTTCGACGTTGTTTGGTTCAGGTATCATCACGGGTTTCCTTTCTTTTGATTTTTTGTGCCGTACTCCGGTATTTCTGCGGGAGAGGGAACACGGTTATGAGTACGTCGTTATTGAAAATGTATACGTTGTTGCAGTATACGCGGATGTTGTTGGCGGTCTTATGCTTCCAATACAGCGAGGTTATGTAGCGGTTCAGGCTGCCTTTTGTTTCGCAGTGGCGGATGCCGTTTTCGAGCGCTTTCTGCGCGTTCTTTTCGGCGGAGCGCTTCGGGAGACCGACGCGCTCCTTTGTCCGCTGCACGGCGTGGTCCGTCAGGTGGCACATTCCGCAGCCGCTTTCTCTTCCGCCTCGATCATCCAATCGAGATATACCGCCGCTTTGCGCAGATCCTCCGTGCCGTTCTTGAGCCGGTAGCGCCACAGATACTTGATGACGTTTCCTTTGCAGTAGTCGGCGAACTCCTTGTCGCCGAGGCTTGCGCGGATCGCGTCGATGCACTCGATGCCTCCCTGCGTGTAGTGCTCCGGGTGGCTGACAACACTGTTTTTCTGCTGGGTCTTTGCGTTGGGCGGAAGCTGCGGGGCGGAGCACATGAGCTTCACGGCTCTGTCGTCCCAATACTCTGTGGCGCCGACCTTGCGCGGGTCGTTGCCCCAGAGCTTTTTCATGGTCTCCGTGTTGTCGTTTACAGCGTCAAAGGTCAGGCCGACATTTTCACACGCTTCGAGGGCGGCGGTCAGGTGTCCGCCTTCGCGCGTCGTCCAGAGGATCAGTTCCGCTCCCTCTTCTTTGGCGGTTCTGGCGGCGTTGATCGTCGGCCAGATGGGCTTTTTGATATCCGGCCAGTCGGTTTCAAACAGGGTGTTGTCGAAATCTACCGCGATGGTGCGCGGCATTTTGGGTTCACTCATTTGTTGTATCCTCCAATACTTCGTTTTCTGGGAAAAATCCCGATTCGTCTATGCCGTCCACGGATTCCGGGACTTCTATGGCTTCTTCTGTGCTGCGCTCGGCGTCTGTTTCGGCGGTCGTCTTGGGGCGGGAGAAGAAAACGTGCTCGACATGGAGATACTGCTCCGAGCGGAGACGCGACCCATCCGCGCGCTTCTGGCAGCGGCTGCGGAGACTTCCCTGCACAATGATCTCCTGCCCCGGTTGGACGGAGGACAGCACGAGCTCCGCTACACGCCCCTTTGCCCGGCACTGGATGAAGTCTGTATACAAAACGCCCATGTACCGGCGGTTGCGCGGGATCGCCAGGTCGAATGTCACATAATCCCGACCGTCGATGTCGAGCTTTTCTTTCGGCAGGGAACAGAGCCGCCCCTGCAGAACATACTGGTTCAGCATGGGGAGCCCTCCCGAAGGTGGGAGGTCGTTTCGACCTCCCAGTCGTGCTCGTCCTTGAGCGCCTGCTTCACTTCGGCAAGGCGCAGGTTGCCGGAAACGACGCTCTCGTTGATGGAGGCGAAGCGCCGGGAGAGAATGTGGAGAAATTCATCCGAGACACCCATATCGTCCACCAGACACCACGCCATCATGGTGAGGATGTAGTCGGTCGTATCGTCGAACGTTTTTTTGCAGGCGCGCCGGACATCCGCCTCCGTACAGAGCACTTTATTCGGATTTGTTTTCTGCGACTTCCGGCTCATCCTTTTCTTCCTCCCAGATGATTACCTGATGTTCGCCGAGTACACGGCGGAGCGGCAGTTTGGCACCACCCAAAAGCACCAGCGCGTTGAGCACAGTATCGTCCGCCATGAAGCTGTCCGCCACGCACACGCCGTCCGTTGCGATACCTTTGCGTGTGTCAACGATAACCGGCTGTCCTTCCTTGATCTTCCGCCCGTTCGGTACGGAAAAAAGATACGGACCGTTGCCGCTGGTCAGGTGCTTTACAAGCACGACATTGTGCAGATTTTTATGGGGTTCACTCATTTTCATTGCCTCCTTTTGTGAATCGGTCTTCCGTCTGGCGGATGATACTGCCGCCGTAGGAATCGCGCGTCAGAGCAAAGAACTCTTCGGGCGTCATCTCATCGCTGTCGATATCAATGTCATGCTGCCGGGCGAACTCTCGCCGCCCCTGCTCGCAGCTTCCGGTAAGGCGGTGATGCCAAGAGAAAAAATCCGTCGCCGGGCGTTTGACGCCGGGCTTGAACTCTTTACAGAACGCTACGATACGCTCCTCCGTCGGCATATCGTTAAACAGCTTTTCCAGCAGCGCCTCCCGCGCCTTGTGCAGTGTCTCGCCGTGGGCGAACGTGTTTCCCTGCTTACACACAAAGGTCGGGGCAAGTGAAAAATCGGGGCGAACGATAAAGCCCTTCGCCGCGTTGCCAATGATGCTGGTGAGGATAGTCGGCACTCCATCGATCATATCGACCGTCTGCCCGTTAAGGGATTTTAAGCCGTCGCCGGAGCCGTAGCCGGAGCCGGAGCCGGAGCCGTCGCCAGACGACCGGCCGGAGCCAGAGCCGTAGCCGGAGCCGTAGCCGTCGCCGTAGCCGTCAAAATCCGTTTGGAGGAACGCCTCCCGTGTCAGCGCTTCCATTCGCGCACCGCCTTGATGCTCGCTTCGGCCTTCTCCGTGCAGGGGATGATCTCGATAGCGTCGAGAATCGTGATCTCCTTCACCGGCGCCGGGAACTTGCAGGCGCCCGGTTTGCTCGTTCCGTCGATGGCAAGCTGGGAAATGCTTGCTGCGCCGTCCCAAAACCAGATTCTGCGGCAGTCGGTGAGCTGGACTTCGCGCCCCTCACGGGCGGCGAGGTTTCCCGCGAACACGCCGGAGCGGTCTCCGCGGACGATAACGTACTTTCCGATGTTTGTTTCTTTCATGGCTTTACCTTCTTTCAAAAAATGTATTTATTTATCCGGTGATTTCCCCGGTGATGCGCCTGGTGGCTACGGCGTAGTATTCTGCCGAGAGCTCTATCCCGATGAATTTTCGACCGGTTCGGATCGCGGCTACGCCGGTTGACCCGCTGCCCATGCAGAAATCCAGCACCGTATCATTTGGGCGTGTGTATGTTTTTATAAGATATTCGAGCAGGGCCACGGGCTTCTGCGTCGGGTGAAACGCTGCCAGCTGCTTGTCGCTTTTGAAGCGGAGCACCTGTGTCGGGTAGCGCTCGGTGCTGTCGTAGGACGTAGCGCCGTAGGCTCCGTAGACCTCCCCTTTTCGACAGTTCCGCTTGCTGTACGCCGAGCTCACCTTTCGGGTATGACCGGATGTCTTCTGCGGGATATAGAGCGGTGGAGAGCGATAGAACACCGCGATGTTTTCCACATCCCGCAGCGGCTGCCGTTTGGCGTTCAGAAAGCCGGTAGGGGACGTTTTCTGCCACACCCAGTCGTACCGGTATTCCTTCGGGTTCGAGAGGCGCAGAGCGCTTCCAAACGGCTCACCGCCGAAGAGGAGAATGGCGCCGTCTTTCTTCACGACCCGGTGCAGTTCGTCCCAGAGCGGGGCAAACGGTATGGGGCTGTCCCATTTGCAGCGCGTCGTGCCGTAGGGAGGATCCGCCAGCACCATATCCACGCTTCCGGCGGGAAGCTCCTTTAGCTTTGCTATGCAGTCACCGAAAAATAAAAGCTCTTTATTCTCCATGCCCGTACCATCCCATAAAGCCCGCCACCAGCTGAAGAAACTGACGGATGTGTTTTTGCAATTCCTCATCCTCCGGGCCGCGGTCGTTCCGGTCATTGTTCAGAAACAAGAAGCACTGAACCGAAGTTACCCGGTCTTTCCCGCCGGGCATGATCGCAGACATCCGAAGCGCGGCCATTACCGCGCGCTCCTCTCTCGGGGAAAGGTCAATGAGATCGCCCCATGTCAGCTGCCCGAATCGGATGGCAATGTCTCTCGCGTGTTCCAGAGTGTTATCCATCGTATCTATCTCCTTTGCCGCGGCTCGTCATCCCGCGGCTCTGGTTTCAGTGTAACGCGCGGGCAAAAGTGCTTTGTCCGTAATTATGTACGTTTTTCTCTTTACACTCTATATGGCAATCAGGCGGGCATTTCGCAACCGACGGGGAAATAAAAAATGCGCAAAGACTCAAATGAATCTTTGCGCATTACTGCGTTTGGTTTCTGTTTAATTCCGGTTACTGCGTACCATCGTTATATACGACGATATCATCGATCTTCAGCTTGGCCAAATGGCATTTGCCGTTTTCGATTTTGCAGGTTATGTTCCACTTTCCGCGGACGGTTGCTCCGTAAAGGTTCTCGGCGTCGAAATAACCCTCGCCCTTCCAGATGTTGTAGCCGGCGTCTTGGATCGTGGCGTCTTCGTAGGAGCAGATCTTCATCGTGGACGGACAACTCAGATAATCAGGGATCTGCTCTTTCGCCATGTTGTACACGGCCCATTTTGCATCTTCTGTTGTGAATCCGTAGCCGGGATTGGATATACTGCTGGGCGTTGGAGAAGGAGTCGCCGAAGCCCTTTTCGCCATCTCCCGCTCCAGCCAGCGATCAAAATAGCCGCTTCCGTAGTCGTTTCCCGAATCGTCAATAATTTCCAGCGGCGTGATTTGCACCCGCTGAGTGTCGAGCGGCGAATCAAAAACATGGGCGAACAAACTGTCGTATATTTTGTCATACTTGCTTTCCGATAATGGGCAATCCATAGTCAAAGTAACGTCAACCTTCGTCCACTTCTTATCCTGCCTTTCGGTCGCATTAATTTTTATTTCTCGTATAGGAAATTCTGGGTATCGCTCTGCGCAATAGTTCGTTATCTTTGACTTCAGCGTTAACATCGTCAATGACAGATCGAGCGCACGGATAGCCGAAGGTAGCAGTAGCAATGCGATGACGACGCCGGCAATTATCAGCCGACGTTTTAATTTTGGCCTACCTGAACAATCGCTGTTTTCGTCCGATTTTTCCTCGGCAGCAAGCAGTTTCTCTTCCTCGTCGCCATGCTTAATTGTTCCCGGACGGGGAGGTAGTTTCCCCCCACAGGCGGAACAGAACTGCGCTTCATCTTCCATTATGTGGCCGCAAACAGGACATTTCTTCATTTCGATTCCCTCCCATATTTTTCAGAGGCGTGCTGAAGCTATTTTGCGCTCCCTGCGGGGTTGACCGCAGGGGGCGCCTGTGCGTTCTGGGGGTATCGCGTCAGTCTTCGTAGGGCTGCGTCATGTCTACGGTGAAGGTGAAGCCCTCGGCGGTGAGCTCGGTCTTGTCGGCGGAGAATCCGGCGTCGTGGAGGTAATGGACGGCGATCTTGTTGATCTCGGACGGGATGGGGAGAGTCAGGCGGACGGTGTTGAGGTCGGTTTCCTCGCTCTCCGCTACGCGCACGAGCGCGCCGGGGATCTGCTTGGAGGCGGACGTTGCGTACTTGATGACGCGCTGGAAGCGGGGCTCGTTGATGGAATAATTGGTGTTGGATTCAGACATGATTTTATTTCCTTTCTTTCGCAAATTTGTTTGCAGATTTGTTTGCAGAATTTTATGTTGTTTGTGAATATTATAGATTAGCTGCGCACGGCGCGCAAGGGGAGTCAGTCGAGATATTTTGAGGCGGCGTCCATAGGAGAGCTCCCGGAGGTCTTTGTGTGGCGCCTGGAACGAACGGCCTCGGGAGCGGCGATGCACCCGCCGAGCCACGCGGCGCAGAAGATCACAAGGCCGGAAACGACGGTCCACCAGATGATCGAGTTCATATCCAGCGCAAAGCCGATGAGCATCACGGCCGTCTGAACGACCTGACCAAACAGGAACATGAGAAGAAGTCTTACTGCTTTTGTGCTCATTTTCTTTTGTCCTCCTTAAGCGTGACGACAGTGAAGCTCTGTGACGGTCTTGCTCCGTTGCGCAGCTGTGTGCCGACGATGTACTCGGCGTCTCCGGTGTAGACGTACACACGGGCGCGGTTTTTGTCTCCGGTATACTTCGCTTTGGGGACCGACGTTTCCAGATACTCGACGGTCAATCCGTCGTGCCGTTCTGTGGTTCTTTTGATGATGCAGGGTGCTCGCATTGGTGGGTTCCTCCTGTATATTTATTTTAGGGTCGCATTGATGAAGCGCTGCTCAAAGGTCAGCTCCGGCATATACGCCGTGCCGTATGGGCGCGAGGGCAGCGCGAGGGAACGGGCAAGCTGGGCTTCCCATGCGGGGAGCGTGCGGAGACGCGGAAGCTCTACCGTCTGCGCGAGCCGGATAAAGTCCCGGCACATTTCTGCGTAGAGTTCATGGTCATTCGGAAACAATCTTTCTACTACATCCAAGTAGTAATAACAGGCGGCGAGAGCGTCGGGGAGAAGGCGCAGGTCTTCCGGCGCGCGCTCTGCGCGGACGCAGTTCACGGCATAGTCCAGGCATGCCTTGATATATGTCCGCGCCTGCTCTCTGGACGCCCCAGAACGCCGTGAGAGAGACTTTCCGTTCCAACGCTGTATATGTACCGGCCAAGAGGTTTCCGGAACGTTCTTCGCCAATTCTGCGCATTTCATATTGAACGCCAGGTCTTCGCTCATGCGCAGATCGTTGGGGAAGGTGATGTCATACGCGGCCAGAAAGCTGTAGTTGTACATTCGCCCGTGCAGCCAGGTGAGCTGTTCGCGCCCGACGACTTCGTAGCAGCCGCGCTCGCTCTCGCGCATGGTTTTGCCGATAACGAAGTCCGGTCTTTCCGGTATCGCCTGCTGCATGGTGGCGATAGCGTGAGGGAGAAGAAGGTCGTCCGCGTCGAGGAACATCAGCCACTCGGATACGGACGCCATGATCCCGAGGTTCCGCGCTGCGCCGGCGCCTTTGTTTTCGTTGCTTTTGATGCAGCGGAGCCACGGGCGAGAGTCTGCGGCGGTCTCTACGACGGCTTCCAGTTTTTCGTCCGCGCCGTCGATAACGACGGTCGCCTTGAAGTCTTTGCACAGCTGCAGGTCAAGGCTTTTGATGGTGTCGCCGATGGTGTCGGCGCAGTTGTGCGCGGGGATAATGATGTCGATGGTCTCTGTCTTCATTTTCCGCCTCCTTTGCGGTTCTTTAACTGGTTCCTGACTCTTTCTGTGTAGACTTTCAGGTGTATATACTTATATATTTCTGCGGAGCGCCGGGGTTAACCGGCGCTTTTGTGCAGCTCGTTCCAGCGGCTTTCAAATTCGGGGCATTTGGCTCTGCGAACAGGCAGGAGAATACCGTCGCCATTGTCGCCGCAGAAGTAAAGCGGGGAAAGCTCCGCCTGATACCGCGCTTCCTTGCAGTCGGGGAAGATCGTCACCATGTCCAGCAGGAACGAGGCGTTCACTGTCGGCGTATCAGTGCCCCCCCAATACCAAAGGGAATCCGGCTTGACGCCAGCGGCTTTCTCGGCGGCAATGTATGTTTTGAGTTCGGCGGCGGTAGGGAGTCGGAGCGACTTGCTGGCCGCTTTGGCGCAGCCGTCGATCTGCGCTTCGAGGGCCGGAAAGCTCTGTTCCAGCACGGGAACGCCGGAGACATTTTTCAGCCGGACTTCCCGCTGCCCATCGCAGCAGCACCAGGCGGATCCGTCGGCGCTTTTCCACACGCCGCGCATATCGTTGCGGGCGCAGGTTCGGATGAGGCGCTTCACCGCCTGGATGGCGGAGCCGCAGGACTTCGCGGCCACGCGCTCCCGGAGCTCGGCATAGATGCGCAGCGCTGGATACAGCGGCGTGACGGTGTAATACGCGGCAGGGTCGTTGAGCATTTTGTCAACCAGGCGCTGCATGTCGGCGTCGCTCCGCCCCTCGTAAACGTTGAGCACTCCGTGCCGGATCGCAATTCCGGACAACTCCAAAAGTTCGGTATCGGTCATTTTTTTCCCCTTTCTGCCCCGCGCTTTGCGGGGCTGTACACTCTATATGGCGGGCAGTTGGGCGTTTTGCAACTGAATAATATAAAGAATATTTATTCATAATCCGAGACTTCGCGCTGCTTCGGCGGCCTTCTTCTTGTCACGCTGCGCAAGCTGCAGGAGGACGTACCGCGCCGTCTCCGGCGAGCCGTTTTTGGCAAGGTCGGAGGCCATGCCGATGATGCCCTCGTCCGGCAGGAGACGGATCAGCGCGGAAAGGTTGTCGACTTCTTCCTCTCTCTTTTTCTGCAGAGCTTCCAATATAGTATTTATATAAGGCGCCGGCTCGACGCTCTCAATATAGCCGCCGGGCGTGTAGCTCTGGAGACGGTTCGCAAATTCGACGATCTTCGCGCCTTCCTGCTTGTCCTCTTCCGTTGGCTCTTGCCCACAATGGCCGTGCTCCATCTGGTAGCGGCCAAAGGAGCGGATGTGCTCGCACAGGCCGCCGTCCCCGTCTCCGAGGTCGTAGCGTCCGCCGCCGTAGACGACCTCGCCGTCCTCCTCGATGGAGAATTTTGTCTTGTAATAGCCGCCGTTTTCGGCGTGCTTCTGCTCGTCAAACGTCTTGAGAATGATCTCGGCGGCAGCGACGGAAAGCACCAGCTCGTCATCCTTCCAGCCGTAGAACGCCGGGTACTCGCTCCAATGGATGCGCACGACCGGCTGCCCCTCCTCAATGGGATGCTCGGCGGCGGTCTGCTCGATGAAGCGGCGGCCGTTGTTCTGTTCGTTCAGCGCCTTTTCCCCGGCGCTGAAGCTCTTCCTCGTGCTCTTTTTCGCGGCGGGCGTTCTCTTCGGCAAGGCGGAGAGCGTGGCACGCTTCCACGTCGGCGGCGGTCGGCTGGCCGGGATCCTCGGCGGCGTTGAAGTCTACGATCTCCCGCTGCCAGCGGGCAATGTCGGCCTTGAGCGCGTCGATATAACCGGCCCACGGCTCACGGCTCATGCCGGAGATTTTTTTGCTCACGCGCTCGATGCTCTTGGTGTTGCTGCATGCGTTCGCCTTCATCGCCGCATAGCGGGCGAATTTGTAGAGGGGATGATCGGGGAAAAGCGTGGCTCTGTCGTGCTCGAAATAATCGGTATAGCTGTCGCTGTCGTTCTCTACGGGGAAAATGTCGCGCGGGAGGTCGTCGTAGCCCGTCGCGTAGATCGTGACGCACTCGGCGCCGTCGTAGCGGTTGTCCAGGGTGTAGCAGCAGCGGGTGAGCTTGCGCTCGCCGTTGACGCGCAGGCCGTTATAGTAGAAGCGGATGGACTCGGTTTTGTCCTGTGTCATGATAATGACCTCCTTTTGCTTTATGCTTTATATGCCGTCCAGACGGCCGTTTTGCAACCGAAAAAATAAATTTTTTGCGATATTCCCGCACTTTTTTCTATAGATTTTTGTGAATATATATTATAGATAAAATGAATATCCCGCCGGGGCTGGGCGGCTTTCGGGTTCTGCTTCTCATTGTACGGCGCGGGGGCAAGGTGGTTTTTCGTAAAAAAATACGCTCCCGGAGAGATCCGGGAGCGTTTCTTCTGTTGGCGTTTATTTGCCGGTCTCTACACGAACGACAGCCGCCAGCGTGCCGGGATGCGTGGAAACGACGGTCAGGCCGTTATCCGCGCAGAACCGCAGCAGGCGGTTGTATTGCGCGCGGTGGTTGCCGTGGAAGGTCACTTCTTCGGTTTTCGCTCTGTCGAAAAACTCGACGGAGGCAAGGCCGGCGTTGTTGCGCTTGTTGTGTTCATTGAGCTCCTGCTCGACAAAATTCTTGAGAATGTCGTTATTCATGATCTGCGCCTCCTTACGCTGCGGCGGAGAGCTCCGCCATTTTTCCGGTCAGGGCTGCCGCGCCTGCTTCGCACAGGGCGCGGATGTCGTCTGCGGTGATCTTGTGCGTGATCTTCTCAACCGCCGAAAACATGCATTTACTCATGTCCGGGCGGTCAATGTCCACCCAGTAACCGAGGCCGTGGGAGACATAAACGCCGGGGGTCTGCGCCGGGTAGTAGCGGGAGGCGTTGACGCTGATCCGCACGCCGTCATATGCCTGGTAGCCCCTCCATTTTTTGTCAATGTAGATTCGGCCCTGGATGTATCCGCCGTCCTCCATGGGGATCTGCATCTCGGCGGCTTTCTCGCCGCACATCACCAGATAATAACGGCTGAGCGTCCAGCCGTTGCCCATGCGGGCGCTGCTCTTTTCGATGCTCTCACGGGTGATCTTCATTTTGTTATCTCCTTTCGCGTTTCCGTTTTGCTTTTATACCCTATATGCCAGGCTGCGGTGCTCTTTGCAACCAAACGCAAAAAATAATTTCCCCCCGGAGGCGGCGGCTTCCGGGGGGATTTTTTGCAGCGTTCCGGCGGGCGTTTCTGTGGTTCTCTGGGGCCTTTGTGCAGATTTCCGGGGGCGGCTTTGCAGAGCTTCAGGCGCGAGCTGGGACGGGGCTCGTCGATCGTCCGGTATGGAGCGGCTGCGCATATGGCCGCCATCGTGCGGCATCGCCGATCTTGACCGGCTCGCCGTACCAGCCGGGCGGTATGCTGGAGGGGGGCGCCTAAACTCGGCTTGTTCTGTCTAAATCACGCAAAAAGATACGTGCCGTTTCGCTTGTAGCACTCATTCCAAAACGCGGCGGTTTCCTCCGCCTGTTTTTTGCTGGGGAAAGCGTTTGCCGCCTTGAGCCCGCCAATGGCGGACAGAGCGGAAAAAATGTTGTCGTCCGAGCTGATCCGCAGAACGTCGGCATAATAGCCTGGGCAATACTCGTTGTTTTTCCTCTCCGAAAACGTCATACGGTTTTTGTCCTGCTCTGCCGTGTAGGCGATGTAAACGTAGCTCCGCATGTCAATTCCTTTCTGCCCTCGTGACCTCCGGGGCGGGATATGTTTTACTGTCTCGCGACCATGGCCGCCGGGTGTGCGTGTTGGTGTGCGATCGTGCCGGCGCCCCTGCGGCATGGCGCCGCCGGGCAAATTCGGCGGTCCTTCGCACGCGCCCGGCCCCCGTGAAATTCGGGCGGCTCCTACACACGCCCGGCCCCCGTGAAATCGTTTTTTTT